CTTATGGCGGGCGGCGGCGTCGTGCTGATTGGAACTACTCTTGTTCCGCTGTTGTCAGGGCTGTTTAGCTGATGAACTCAATAATTGATAAAATTACACAAGCGATTTGCGATTTTCTGATTTCGCTTATTGAGGGTAGTTTGTCAACAATGTTTACGGACGTAAATGAGAAAGTCGCCACGATTGCGGCGGACGTCGGACAGACGCCGCAGGGCTGGAATACAAGCATATTTTCTTTGATACAGAATATTTCTCAAACGGTTATTTTACCGATTGCGGGGCTTATTATAGCCTTTGTTTTATGCTATGAGCTAATAACTATGATTACGGAAAAGAACAATATGCACGATATAGACACATTTATGTTCTTTAAATATTTCTTAAAGGCGGGGGTAGCAATTTATATTGTTACCCACACCTTTGATATTACTATGGCGGTATTTGATGTTGCACAAAGAGTTGTAACGCAGAGCGCGGGGGTAATCGGTGCGAACACGAACATTGATATATCAACCGCACTTGCCGACATACGAACTACCCTTGAAGCTATGGGAATGGGCGAACTGTTCCTGTTGGTTTTGGAAACCTCGCTTGTTAGTTTATGTATGAAAATCCTATCCGTTTGTATTACCGTCGTAATATTCGGACGTATGATAGAGATTTATTTATATTGCTCGGTCGGAGCTATCCCGTTTGCGACAATGACTAATCGCGAATGGGGACAAATGGGAAATAACTATTTGCGCGGACTTGTGGCGCTGGGCTTTCAGGGATTTTTTATTATGGTATGCGTAGGCATTTATGCGGCGTTGGTAAACGGATTTGTTGTAACAAATAATCTGCATACTACCATATTCACGATTGCGGCATATACGGTTGTATTATGCTTTTCACTGTTCAAGACAGGAAGCCTATCGAAGTCTATATTTAACGCGCACTAATTAACTTTTTAAAGGAGGGATTTAAAATATATGACAAAACAAACACTTTTTACGCAAAAGGATTGTGTTCCGCTGCCGTCTGATTTAGTCGGTGAAATTTTGGTATTGCGTACTGATTTTTTCTTTGACGAATACAAGCGTCCCGAATATCAGCTTGTATATTTCGAACACGATTATAAAAAGTCTGATAATGTTTTCTGCCGTTTCCTTATCGACAGAGAAAAATCGGACTATCAGCCGTCAGACTTTATAGGAGTATTGAAGCCGGAGCTTGTACCCGAATGGGCGGCAAAGAAAATCAAGGCTATTATAAACCGCAAAGGACGCGAAGCGAGGGCGGCTGTACGGTTAGCCGGCAAATTAGAAAAGAAAGGAGCCTTTTTATATGATTAAAACGGAAACCTTTACAGATAAGGGGGCGCGGTAAATGCCTTATGTTCCCGTACCAAAAGACTTAACTACCGTAAAAACAAAGGTAGCTTTTAACCTTACGAAGCGTCAGCTTATATGCTTTGGACTTGCGGCTGCCGTCGCTGTTCCGACATACTTTCTTACGCGCGGCGCGCTTGGCACAAGCGGCGCGGTTATGACGCTTGTAATTGCGGCCTTGCCGTTCTTCTTCCTCGCTATGTACGAAAAGGACGGACAGCCGGCAGAAAAGATTTTAAGAAACTATATACGGTCAAGATTTTTGACGCCGAGAGTCAGACCGTATAAAACAAATAATATGTATTCGGCAATTATGAACCAAATTAAACTTGATAAGGAGGTCAAAATAATTGCCGAAGCAGAATACAAACACAAGACCAAAACAAAAGAAAAAGCACATAATATCAGCGAATAAGCCGCTTTCAGCACGACAGAAAAAGGCTATTGCGGCAGCTATCAGAAAAGCGCAAATGCAGGGCAGGCGCGCAGCGTCAGCACAGCAGACTATTCCATATAAGGAAATGTACCCGGACGGGATATGTAAAGTCAAGGATAATTATTTTACAAAAACAATTCAGTTTTTCGATATAAATTATCAGCTTGCAAGGAATGAGGATAAAAACGAGATATTTGAAAACTACTGCGATTTTCTTAACTATTTCGACCAGTCAATTTCTGTACAGTTTTCTTTCCTCAATCAGACTGTCGATATGGCGGAGTATGAAAAAGCCGTACATATTCCCGAACAGGCAGACAATTTTAATGACATACGCATTGAGTATATGGGTATGCTCAAAAATCAGTTGTCGCGCGGAAACAACGGTATTATAAAGCGCAAATTTATCACATTCGGAATTGAAGCGGATAACTTAAAGGCGGCTAAGCAGAAGTTAGAGCGTATCGAAACAGATATACTCGGCAACTTCAAGGCTCTTGGCGTACAGGCAAGACCGCTTAACGGATTAGAGCGTTTAGAGCTTTTACACTGTACTTTCAATGAGGGCGAAAAAGACAAATTCGGCTTTCATTGGGATTTGGTACATAAGACGGGGCTTTCCTCAAAGGATTTTATTGCGCCTACCTCGTTTGATTTCCGCGACAGCCGCACGTTTGGAATGGGCGGCAGAATTGGAACTGTATCATTTTTACAGATACTCGCGCCTGAATTAACAGACCGTATGCTTGCGGATTTCCTCGACCTCGATATGGGAATAGGCGTAAATATTCATATTAAGTCTATCGACCAGTCGGAAGCTATAAAGACGGTCAAGCGGAAAATAACCGACCTTGACAAGATGAAGATTGAGGAACAGAAAAAGGCGGTCAGAAGCGGTTATGATATGGATATTATACCGTCAGACCTTGCGACATTCGGCGGTGAAGCAAAGAATTTATTAGAGCAGTTGCAGAGCAGAAATGAAAGAATGTTCCTTGTTACTGTTCTTGTGATGAATACGGCGGATAACAAACAAAAACTTGATAATATGTTTTTCGCGGCGCAGGGTATCGCTCAAAAATATAACTGTGCATTAAAGCGTCTTGACTTCCAGCAGGAACAGGCGCTAATGTCAAGCGTGCCTATCGGATTAAATCAAATAGAGATACAACGCGGATTGACTACCTCGTCAACCGCTATTTTTGTACCCTTTACTACGCAGGAGCTTTTTCAAGCCGGCGATGAAGCGTTATATTACGGTTTAAACGCATTATCAAATAATATGATACTTGTTGACCGAAAGAAGCTCAAAAATCCGAATGGCTTAATTTTAGGCACACCCGGCAGTGGTAAATCATTCAGCGCGAAAAGAGAGATTGCTAACGCTTTCCTTGTAACGCAGGACGATATAATTATATGCGATCCGGAAGCGGAGTACGCGCCGCTTGTGTCAAGGCTTAACGGTCAGATTATACGGATTTCCCCGAACTCGCACGATTATATCAATCCAATGGACATTAACCTCAATTACAGCGAGGACGAAAATCCCGTACAATTAAAATCAGATTTTATACTTTCATTGTGTGAGCTTATTGTCGGCGGCAAGAACGGACTTGAACCGATTGAAAAAAGCGTGATTGACAGAGCGGTTATAAATATATACCGTCCGTACCTCGCTAATCCCGAACCGTCTAAAATGCCGATTTTGGAAGATTTATATAACGAGCTTAAAGCTATGCCGGAGCCGGAAGCGCAGCGTATCGCGTCGGCGCTTGATTTGTATGTAAACGGTTCATTAAACGTGTTTAATCACCGTACAAATGTAAATGTAAATAACCGTATTGTCTGCTATGACATTAAAGAGCTCGGCAAGCAGCTTAAAAAGCTGGGTATGCTGATTGTTCAGGATCAGGTATGGAACAGAGTAACAATTAACCGCGCGGAGCATAAGGCGACGCGGTATTATGTAGACGAATTTCATTTACTGTTAAAGGAGGAACAGACGGCGGCATATTCGGTTGAGATTTGGAAACGCTTTCGTAAATGGGGCGGTATTCCGACAGGCATAACGCAGAATGTCAAAGACCTGTTATCGTCAAGAGAGATTGAGAATATTTTTGAAAATTCCGATTTTATCTATATGCTCAATCAGGCAGGCGGCGACAGACAGATTTTAGCGAAGCAGCTTAATATATCCCCTCACCAATTATCGTATGTAACGCAGTCGGGCGAGGGCGAGGGACTTTTATTTTACGGAAATGTAATCATTCCGTTTGTAGACCGTTTCCCGAAAGACTTGAAGCTGTATTCGTATATGACGACGAAGCCGGAGGAAATACAGAAAGATGAATGATTTAACGCATTTAAGCCTGTTTACAGGTATAGGCGGAATAGACCTCGCCGCAGAAGCAGCGGGGTTTAAAACCGTCTGCCAATGTGAATGGGCGGATTTCCAGACTTCCATACTTGAAAAGCGGTGGCCTCGCGTGCCCCGATTTCGTGATATTACAACTCTAACAAAGGAGGTATTTTTTGAAAAAACAGGACGAAACAGCGTTACCCTCATTAGCGGCGGATTTCCCTGTCAGCCGTTTTCAAGCGCGGGGAAACAAAAAGGGTTTGAAGATACCCGCTACTTGTGGCCTGAAATGTGCCGCGTCATTACAGAGCTCAAGCCCCGCTGGGTGCTTGGCGAAAATGTTGCTGGGTTCATCAATATGGGGCTCGACAAAACGATTTTTGACTTGGAAAAAGCGGGCTACACTGTTCAAACATTCGTATTACCAGCTTGCGGTGTCGGCGCGTGGCATCAGCGCACAAGAACTTTTATCGTCGGCGTTGATGTTTCCCACTCCGCTTGCCTCCGACAACAACAAAAAGCAAACGGCGGCTGTAAATATGAATGTGTATCTTTCAGACAACGGGATATTTCGGAAGAAGAACAAAAACGGCGCAATCTGGAGCCTTCCGCTGTCGGCGGCGGTGTTCTATATGACGCCGGTAGCGTCGGACGGGATAAGGTCAAAATTTCCGCCGGAGGTAATGAGGAAAAGCAAGGACGGGGCGAACCTTGCGGCGCAGGTGATATTAGAGGAACAGCCGCAGTCGGAGACGGCGGCGCTCAATCCCGATTGGGTGGAATGGTTAATGGGGTTCCCGAAGCAATGGACGGATTTAAGTTGTGGGAACGGGAACCTGTCGGCGTTCCGCGTATAACGGACAGGACGGACGGCAGAGCCGACAGGCTAAAAGCCTTAGGTAATGCCGTATGTCCTCCGCAGGTGTTCCCTATACTTAAATTCATTTCAGATATTGAAACGGGAAGATGTAAGAAATATTGTGAGTTTGGAGGTGAGCAGATATAAGCAGAGAAAACAAGGATTTTCTTAACGGCAGCGGGTGCAAGGATTTTACGGCGTATGAAGCAATCAGGAATATAGAGCGCGCGGAACGCAAAAAGCTGATTGCCGATATTGCCGAGCTTGCCGCAAGACGCGGCTATGAGATTGTAAGCCCTATCCGATTAAAGGAATTAGAATAAAAAATGTCAGGAGGTATATATGTACAAAGATTACGATAATTACCGTACTTATGAAAATGACGATTTATCAGCCGGCGCCACACTTAAAGTTGAGCATACCATAATCGTTAATGAAACCGATATATTGAATTTGATTTCACAACCGCTTGAAAAAATACAGGCTATGCGTGATAATAACGTCAAAAAAGAAACAGCCGCCTTTGAAAAAGTACGGCAGTCAGCGCGGGATTGGGAAAAAAAAGCGGCAATTACAAGACAATTTGACAGGGCTATTGAGTATTTGAAAATCCCAGAAGTTAAGCATACGTCAAATAAATGGGTAAAAGGTAAAGATGAATTTGATTTTACTCATATCAGCAACAAGGTATATAAAATGTCATACCGCATATATGAACGGTCAAGCTGGCGAACCAGAGTGAACAAGTATGATGTTACTTGGAATATATTTACGAATAATCCTCGCAGTAATTATAATATAAAGATTGCAGGACAAGAAAGAACCTGTAATAGTAAAGAAGAAGCGGAAAAATATATACAGGGTAGAATAAAAGCATATTCGCATTTGTTTACTGAAATATCGCCGCCGATACCGAAAGAATATGCAAAACCTTTTAAGGTGTACGGTCAGACTTTACCCGGATATACCATTGAGGGCGAACCGCAGCAGGTACAGGAAAATGTCAAGTCTGATAAAAAGCCCTCTATCCGTCAAGAGTTAAATTCCATTAAGGCGGCAGAGAAAAACAAGCCGGAGCCGACGCCGACAAAAAAGCGCGATAATCCCGAACTTTAACGGCGGAGGTAAACAATGAAAGATAAGGAATTTAAGGCGCGGAATAAAGATACAGACTTTTCAAAAAAGGTTGAAGCCGATACCGTTCTCGGACGGCAGAGCGCAAAAGGCAGCGCGAAGCCTTTTACTTCTTCAGAACATAATAGGTATCAGCAGAAATTTTTAGATACCGAAAAGCCGCTTGATACTTCTACCGTACAAAATCCGTCAGACAATCAGGAAATATTAAAGTCTACCGAAAATAATACAGAACAGCAAGAGGACTTAGAGAATATTAACCTTGATAGTCAATCGGATATATCATATTCCCCGCCGACAAGCGAGCCACCCAAAAAAGGCGGCTTTTCTAATGCCGTAACTACGGCGGCAAGAAATAAACGGTATCAGCGCAAATTTAATCAAAAGACTTTTGATTATGATATTTCAGAACATAATACCGAACATTCCGCAGACAGTACAGCGGAAGAAACGCAGACGGACAATGCCGAAGCCTCAAAAGATAACGGAAATTATGACTTTACCGAGCAGACACATAATCCTGATGAAGCGTTTGACCGTGTGAACGGCAATTCGGATTTTCAGCTCGGCGCGGATTCCGAAAAGGATTCCGCAGACAGCAAATCGAAGCAACCGGATAAAAACCGAGCCTATCAGAAAAAGCGCGTCAAGACCGAAAAAACAGCAGAGTACAACATCAAAGAAGCGGTTGACGCAGGCGATACGGTTTTTGACAGAGTAACGGAAAAAGAGGATTTTGTTTTTGAAACGCGGGAAAGCAAGACGGAATTTTCATTCCGTCCGTCAGAGGATAAAACCGAAAAACAGACAGCCGGAAGCAAAAACCGCTTATATCAGGAAAAGCAATCCAAAACAGAGTCGGCGGAAAACGCCGATACTGTTTTAGATATTCCCGAAAAGGGCGATTTTCAGTTTAAGCGAGCGGAAAAGGCGCAGGCGAAAGCCGATAAGCTCAAAGGCAAGGCGGAAAAAGCACAAAACAAATTACCTCATAAGCGCAAGGTTAAAAAGCAGCGTGTTTATGATGAAAAGAAAAAGAAAGCTAAAACCCGTCTGAAATTTGAAAAAGAGATTAAGCCTCAATCCGATATATACCACCGTTCCCCTGTAAAAAATGCGGCGGATATGGCAGGTATGACCGTATTAAACAAGGCACATTCAAAAGTGAGCGAAACAGAACACGAAAATACAGGAATTGAAGCCGCGCATAAGACAGAACAGAAAGCCGAAAGCATTTTACGGTTTGGAAACCGTACAGGGCGTATGATTATACAAAACCGCAAAAATGTGCCGTATAAAAAGGCGGCGCGTCTGCAATTCAAGGCAGAAAAGGCGGAAGCAAAGGCCTTTGTTGAAAAGACGCTTGCGGATAATCCCGATTTCAAGAAAAAATCAGCTTTGAGAAAATTTTTTCAAAAAAAGCAGATTAAGAAAAAATACCAGCAGGCGAAGCGCGCCGAACAGAACGCTAAAAAGGCAAAACGAGCCGCAAAGACCACAAAGGACGTTACGGTGTACGTTGTTGAATTTATAAAGCGTCATAAAAAGGTATTCGGCGTCATTCTTGCTATTGCTTTAATAATTGCTTGGATAGCAACTACAATTTCATCTTGCGCGGTTATGGGTACAACGGGCTTTAACTCAATTATGGTATCGTCATACTTTGCGGAGGACGAAGATATATACGCGGCGGAAAACTATTACAAAGACCTTGAAAGCGGTTTACAAAGTGAGATAAACAATATTGAACGCGATTACGGAGGTTATGACGAATACAATTACGATTTGGCGCAGATAGGCCATAATCCGTATGAGCTCATTTCCTACCTCACGGCGTTGTATATGGATTTCACTTTTGATGATGTAAAACAGCCGCTTGATGATTTGTTTGAACAGCAGTATATATTAACGCTTACATCTCAGACGGAAACAAGGACGGACGACGAGGGCAACGACAAGGAATATAAAATACTCAATGTTACGCTTGTAAACAAGAATATTACTATGCTTACAAATACGAACCTTACGGACGACCAGCGGGAATTATACGGTATATATCTTGAAAGCAAGGGCAACCGCGATTATTTATTTGCGGACGATATTTATTCTAATCCGGCAGCGCCGCCGAGTTATACCATACCCGGCGAAGCATTAAACGACGCTACATTCCGACGTCTTATAACGGAAGCCGAAAAATACTTAGGTTATCCGTATGTATGGGGCGGTTCTTCACCGTCAACGAGTTTTGATTGCAGCGGTTTTGTATGCTGGGTATATCAGGCGTCAGGCGTATATCCTCTATCCCGTACAACAGCGCAGGGTATTTTTAATCAATGCGCGGTTGTGTCAAGAGCGGACGCAAAACCCGGCGACATTATATTTTTTACAGGCACATATAACGCGGGCGAGCCTGTAACCCACGTCGGAATATTTGTCGGTAACGGTATGATGATACATTGCGGCAACCCTATTCAGTACGCGAGTATTGATAGTTCCTATTGGAGTTCGCATTTTTACGCCTTTGGCAGACTTGGGGGCGGTTGATATGCGTTATCTTTACAGTTGGAGCGGTGGCAAGGACAGTACGGCGGCAATAATACTTAGTCATATTCATAACTTGCCGCCGTCAACCGTCATTTTCAGCGAGGTAATGTTTGATAAGAAACGCGGTATTTCAGGCGAATTACCCGAACATATAGACTTTATCAAAAACAGAGCTATTCCCGTTTTTGAAGAATGGGGTTATACGGTTGAAATATTACACGCGACAAAAGATTATTTAGATTGTTTTCATCAGATAATCACAAAATCTAAAAATCCGTTAAGAAATGGAAGAAAAAGCGGTTTTCCGATAGGTGGAATGTGTACAATTAACAGCCGTATAAAAATAAAAGCAATTCAGGATTATTTGAAAAATGTAAATGGCGGATTTGTACAATATGTCGGAACAGCCGCAGACGAACCGGCGAGGCTTACAAGGCTTGACGGTACAAATAAAATATCATTACTTGCCGAATATGGCTATACTGAACAAATGGCTTATGATTTATGCAGCAAGTATGATTTGCTGTCCCCAATATATAAGTATCACAAAAGGGGCGGTTGTTGGTTCTGTCCTAACGCGACTTACGGCGAGTTTGCATATTTGAAGCAATACCACCCTGACCTATGGAATGAGCTTGAAATATTATCAAAGGACAAAAACCTTGCAAGTCAAAAGTTCAAATATGGGAATACATTTTCCGAAGTCGATAAAAAGATTGATGAATTTATCGCAAAACAAAAAATTTAATTTTATGGAGGTATTTTAATTATGGCAACACTTGAAAAAATCGAAAAGGATATTATAAGGACAAAAGCAAAGATAAGCGAGTATCAGCAAAAATTACGCAATCTTGAAGCGCAGAAAGTCGAAGCCGAGAATTTGCAGATTGTAAATCTCGTTAAGGCTGTTAAACTTAGCACTCCCCAGCTTACCGTACTTTTAAGCGCGTATGCAAAGGGTGATGTTCTTCTTCCCGACGAGTACGAGGAGGAATTAAAGGCTATTGAGGAAAACGAGCAGCAGGAGGACGACGCGAATGAAGAATAAAATTATTGCGATATTATCAGCAGCTTTATTATGCTTTGGCGGAATGTGCGGAATAACCGCACACGCAAACTATGACAGTACAGCAGCAGCGCCGGCGGCAACGGAAACGCCGAAGCCGGCGCGTACCATATCAACAGCGGGCGCGGGGCACGTTGTAGACAACATTTCCGACAGTGATAAATTGCAGTTTATAAGCGTAACCGCAAAGGACGGCAGCGTATTTTTTATCGTTATCGACAAGCAGAATGTAAACGATAATGTGTATTTCTTGAATAAGGTTGATATATCCGACCTTGAAGCGCTTGCAAAGGAAAACAGCGCGGCAGTACCCGCAGCAGTAAAAGCAAGCCCTACACCGCAGGCGCAGGCGTCGCCGTCGGCGGAGCCGGACGGTAAGACGAAAACCGCGCCGAAAACCGATAAATCAAAGTCAGGCAATTCAAGTATAATGCTTATTCTGATTGCGATTATAGGTATAGGCGGTCTTGGCGCGTACTATTTCAAGGTTTATCTTCCAAAAAAGAATATGGAAAACGCCCCCGATTTGGAAGATTTTGAATTTACCGACGGCGAGGACGAGGAAACCGAAAACGAGGACGATACATATACAGAAGATGAATAAAATATATTGCAATATTACTTTGTTTATGATATAATATTTATTCAAGAAATTTTATACTTACTAACAAGTAGAAAGGAGATTGTATATGAGTAAGGTTGATGAATATACAGGTAATGGAATGATTGTAGTTAGTGATGGTGAAGTTTGGGCGGTAGATGATAGCGGACTACCTGATGTAATAGGAGAAATAGGACGTGTTGAATTATCCATAGAAATGCCAGAAAACTTAATTGGCATATATCGAGTTGAGCATATAATGTTATTTGATGAAGATGATGAGGAATTATATGACGACCAAACATTAGTGGATAATACGGAATACCATTCAGAAAGAGCGTTAGTAAAAGCAGTTGCAAAAAAATACGGTATTTCAGAGGATATTATAACTGTTTTATAAAGGATAATATACAACCACAAAAACAGCACTCATTGTTGGGTGCTGTTTTTGTATGTAAAAATAAAGGAGGAATGATTAAATAAATGAAATTAGTAATTGCGGAAAAGCCGTCGGTAGCCCAGAGCTACGCAAAGGCTTTGAACATAACCGCTAAGAAAAGCGGATATTTTGAGGGAAACGGATATATCATTACTTGGTGTATCGGACATCTTGCAGGCTTGGCGGACGCAGCGGCGTATGATGAAAAATACGCGGTATGGAAATATGAGGATTTACCTATCCTACCTGAAAAATGGCAGTTTGCCATAAACAAGGGCAAGGAAAATCAGTATAAGGTTGTCAGCGGTTTAATGAACCGAAACGACATAACCGAGATTATAAACGGGTGCGACGCAGGACGCGAGGGCGAATTGATTTTCAGATTTGTATATAATATGTGCGGCTGCAAAAAGCCGTACTTCCGTTTATGGATTTCCTCAATGGAAGAAAGCGCAATCCGCGAGGGATTTAATAACCTCAAAGACGGACGCGAGTATGATAATCTTTATAATTCCGCGTTATGCCGCGCAAAAGCTGATTGGATTATCGGTATAAACGCAACAAGACTGTTTACATCACTGTATAGAAAGCATTTGAATATAGGACGCGTTCAGACGCCTACCCTTGCTATGATAGCAGAACGGGACAGCAAAATTTCAATGTTCAGGAAAGAAAAATATTATACCGTTGAAATTGACGGCGGCAATATTAAGGCTGTAAGCGATAAGATTTCCGACAAAGACGAAGCGCAGAATTTACAAGCGGCTTGCCACGAAAGGCAGGCCGTTTGTATTTCCGCTGTTAAAGAGAAAAAGAAAACAGGCGCGCCGAAACTGTTTGACCTCACAACATTACAGCGCGAAGCAAACCGAATATTCGGATATACGGCGAAACAGACGCTTGACTATGCTCAATCGCTTTATGAAAAGAAGCTGATTACATATCCGAGAACCGACAGCCGATATTTAACGGACGATATGCACAATACTGTTATTAAAATCGTTCATATAGCGTCAAAATTCGCGCCGTTCTCAAACTGTACGGATTTTAAGCCTGATACATTCTGCTTATTCAATAATGAAAAGGTATCAGACCACCACGCTATTATTCCGACGGCAGAAATTGAAAATATCAGCTTGGCGGAAATACCAAACGGCGAAAGTAATATACTTCACCTTATTATGTGCAAGCTGTTATGTGCGGTTAATTCCCCGTATGAGTATGAAACGATTACCGCAGTTTTGGAGTGCGGCGGCGTACAGTTTACGGCAAAGGGTAAAATCATTTTATTTGAGGGCTGGAAAAATATCGAACAGCTTTTTAAAAGATATATTCATTCGGACACAGACCGCGCCGAAGATGTATTTTGTATTACAAAAGGCGAAACCGTTACCGTTTCATCAGAAGTCAAAGAGGGTTATACCTCACCGCCGAAAGCGTTTACGGAGGACACTCTATTATCATCAATGGAAACGGCAGGAGCCGCCGAAACAACGGACGAAGCGGAACGCAAGGGCTTGGGAACGCCGGCGACAAGAGCGGCAATTATAGAAAAGCTGGTACAGACAGGTTTTGCAGAGCGTAAGGGCAAGTCTATTGTTGCAACTCATAACGGTATAAGTCTTGTCAGCGTTCTTCCCGAAAAGCTCACATCACCTATTCTAACGTCCGATTGGGAAAATAACCTTGCCGAGATTGCAAAGGGCAATTATCCGCCGGAGCAGTTTATGAAAGGAATTGAGGATTTGACAAGGGAGCTTGTAACCACATATTCATTCATCACAGACGAGGACAGAGCGATATTCCGCGCGCCGCGTGAGGTTATCGGTATATGTCCCCGCTGCGGTTCGGACGTACACGAAAGCAAAAATAACTTTTATTGCGCTAATAAAAGCTGTAAATTCGTTATGTGGAAAAATGACAGGTTTTTCACAAGCAAGCGAAAAGAGATTACAAAGAAAATGGCGTCTGATTTGCTCGCAAAAGGCAGAACAAAGGTAAAAGGCTTGTATTCCGAGAAAAAGGATAAGACCTATGACGCGGACGTGGTTTTAATCGACAGCAACGATAAGTATGTACATTTCAGGCTGGATTTTGACGGAAAGTGAGGTTGATATATGGCAGATACAGAAGGCACACCAGATTTTCACTTGGCCGCTTATGTTACCAATCTTGGAAAATATAACGAGGGATATTTAGTAGGCGAATGGGTGAAGTTCCCTGTTACTCCTGATGAAATGCAAGATGTATTTAGGCGTATAGGTATAGGCGGAAAAGATGTATTCGGTTCGCCGTATGAGGAATGGTTTATTACAGACTATGATTGTTATATTGACGGGATATATGATATGTTGAGCGAATATGAGAGCCTTGACGAATTAAATTATCTCGCAGACAAATTAGATGAAATGTCGGACGCGGAAGTACAGCATTTTAAGGCTATCGTTAAAATGGGCGAACATTCAGACAGTGTACAGGATTTGATAAATCTAACTGAAAATCTTGATTGCTACGAAATATATCCAGATATTACAGACGAGTATGATTTGTGATATTACCTTATCAATGAATTGGGCTGTTATGATATGAACACACTGAAAGCATTGGAAAATTACATTGATTATAAGGAGTATGGAGATGATACTGCGCTGAATGAAAACGGTGTATTTACGGATTACGGTTATGTTGTGTGTAATCAAAGTGATTTTAAAGAGATATACAACGGCAGCCGTGATGATATTCCTGACGAATACCGTATAAGCTCTATACCCGATATTGAAGCTGAACAGAAAGACGCTGTAAAAACAGAAGAAAAAAAGCCGTCAATTCGTCAGCAGCTTGCGGAAAATAAGTCAAAATCCGAAAAGACGCAATCCGTACCGTTAAGGCAAAAAAACGATTTGAGCCTATGAGGTTTGGTATCTGATGAAACGTATTGACATAACAAACGGAATTATGCGGATTGATACTAATACGGAAACATTTGATATTCAGAAAATCCAAAACCGCCGTTTTATGTATAATCCGCAGACAGGCACGTTGATTTTGGGAATACAAACACAATGCAACGATTTCTTTTATAAAAAGGTTACGGAATATCGGCGTATAGGTATAAGGTCAAATTTCAACGAGTTTGTGAGTGGCTGGGTTGGAAGCGGTAAAACGGGCGTAATAGATTTTACGCCCTCCGTTCCGACTGCCGCAAAATCTATTTTTAATAAAGCGCTTGATACGCTTATTATGTTTTACAGAAATAACGCAAATATGAAAACAGAAATAAGAGGGTTCGGCAATACGAAGCCGCAGCCTTTGGAAAATATTATAACTGAAAGAGAGGTTGAGCTAATGGCAAAAGCACAAGCAACAAAAGCGCCTGAAAAATCGGAGCCGTCAAGGGCTTCTGTACAGGCGATAGAATTATCCGGCGAAACGCCCTATGAAAAATTGAGCGAGATTTTGAAAAAGCTGGAGGACGGAGTGAAAGACATATTTAACGGCGATAAATATGCGGAATATCTTGCGTGTATGTCAAAATTCCATAATTACAGTTTTAGAAATTCGCTTTTGATTTTAATGCAAAAGCCCGACGCTTCTATGGTGGCGGGATTTGGCGCATGGCGCGATAATCACAAACGCACAGTAAAACGAGGTGAACGCGGTATTAAAATAATCGCGCCGTCCTCATACAAAACAAAAAAGCAGATTGAGAAAATAAATCCGGCAACAAACAAGCCGATTATAGGCTGGGACGGTAAACCGCTTACAGAGGAAAAAGAAGTAACTATCCCCACTTTCCGAGTTGCTACCGTATTTGACTTGTCGCAGACGGAGGGCGAACCGCTGCCGAGTTTGGGAGTTGACGAGCTTACGGGCAATGTTGCGGATTTCAAAAAGTTTTATGCCGCACTTGAAAAAATATCGCCTATGCCTATTGGGTATGAGGATATAGATACGGGAGCAAAGGGATATTGTAATTTTGAAGAACAGCGAATAGCCGTAAAAAACGGTATGAGCGAGGTTCAGCAGTTAAAAACGCTGATACACGAAATTGCACACGCTAAACTACACAATATTCTCAAAGAAAAATCAACGGAATTGACGCCCGAAGAACAAAAGAACAATCGTACAATGGAGGTTGAAGCTGAAAGCGTCGCCTATACCGTTTGTCAGCGATATGGGATTGACACTTCCGATTATTCTTTCGGATATGTTGCGGGTTGGAGCAAAGATAAGGAATTACCGGAGTTAAACGCTTCCCTTGACACAATACAAAAAACGGCGAATGAAATTATATTAGGCATTGACGAGTATTATAAAGAGCTTGCAAAGGATATTGAGCAGACCGAACAGGAAACGGATTATACACAATTTACGGGCTGGGATTTTAACGGCGGATACGCTGCAATCAATACAGACGCTAATTATCTGCAAGTATTTTTTAATGAAAAGCCGGACGATAATATCCGCGCCGAATTAAAGGCAAACGGTTTTCATTGGGAGCCGAAAATAAAAGCGTGGCAGCAGCCATTAACAGGCGAAGTCCTTAACGCTGCTGACAAGGTGGAGTATATCAGACCATTAGACGGTACATTACCGTCTGAATTTCAGAAACGAAACGAGGAACCGGCGAAGATAGCCGAACAGGACGGATTTTCTGAATTGTCGGACGCAGACGCGGCAGACGGCGCAAAAGTATTTGAGCCGGAGGACAATTCCAAAGACACACCTACCATTGACGAGCTTGAAGCAAAGGCGAAGAATGGCGAACCTGTCGCTATTATGGATATTATCGCGGCAAATGAAGCGGAAAAAGTTAAGAAAGGCAAAACGCCTTCCAAAAATGAGACATCTAAGAAAAAGCCGTCAATCAAAAAGCAGTTGGCGGAAGCAAAGGCGCAGGCAGATAAACAGCCGCAAAAATCCGAAAAGGTCAAAAATGCGGCTTTGGAGGTTTAAGCTATGCGTAAGTTTGAAAATGTGGATATTATAAATTCGCTGCGCCGAATAATGAACATAAATACAGAGCATTACAAAAATGATTTTTTTCTTGATGTTGATACAATACATACGGCAGCGTTAAGCGACAGTGCAGAAGATAAGTATTTACTTTTTATGTCGCGTCTGAACGGTACATACTGTTATTGTGAAACGGACGTCTTTACAAAAGATACATCAGCATATAATACTTGGACATACTATGGCGAACAGGCACACGACAATATTATTGCCTATGCTATTAAAATAACGGGTTTTGAAAATGAAGTCATCAAGGGCAATCTTTATGAATTAGATTATCCGAAGCATTTTAAACACGTTATAAATGTTTCGGTGTGTGCCGATAGTGTTTCCGCTGATGAAGAATTAAAATTTACTCTATCGTGCGAGCATAAACGACTTGAAAAGCTGAAATGCGGCAATATTGACAATCATATTGCGGATTTGTCAAAAAAGAAAATCAAGGCGCAGCTTGATAAAATGACGGAAGCTGAAAAGGAGGATATTATAACCCACGTCGAATTAAGCAAAGATTTTGGCGAAGCAGATTTACTAACGCAGGCAGATATTGATTTATACAATGCCATAATTGCAGAACGGACAGCGAAAAAGCCATCAATCAAAAAGCAGCTTGCGGAAAACAAGGGTAAATCCGAACCGATGAAATCAAAAACACAACAACAAAAGGAGGATATTTTACTATGACATTTTCACAGGACGAAATAAATTTGATGTGTATTTATGATACATCTGATAAGACGGAGCTTTTAAAAGAGCTCCGTTTTTCTGTTCCGTACATTGAAGATACGGAATTAAAGGAAATTACGGAAACGGTTATTGACAAGCTGGAGCGTATGACGAATGATGAATTTTCTAAGCTGGAGCTTGAACCTGATATTGATATGGAGGATTAGCCTATGGCAGATGAAAAAGATTTTAGAGAGCCGGACGGTGCTACTCAGGATTACGAATTAGACGAAGTATTTGAACTTGCTTTTGAAATAGACGCATTTTTAAGAGCGCATAATTTGAAATACAGGACAAAATTTCCTATGGAACAAAGGCAGCGTGAAATACTTGCGGATAAAATGTTAGAAAGCGACACATTTTATATTAAACATCTCATATCTTCCGTATTGGGACACGAGGGCGACGCACTGATGAACCGCCTTAATGCTTATGAAACGGAATTTAGAAAAAATCAATATTCTGTCTATCATCTGAAATCGGATTATGACAAAAAATGCGGATATAGCTTAAAGTCTGAAAGAGAAAAAGGAAATTATATAAATAAGGATATGTATGAGATTGTTCGTTCCGAACCGCTTGAACAGTATAAAACGCCTATGGAAATAGACGTAGGCTTAATGATAAATAAAGCCGCCGGCGCTGCTGTTTATCAGCCTGATTTAAGGGATATTATCGTCATAAATTATGACGGTCAACAAAAGGCATATTTCAAAGGATTAAAGGAATATACAGAAGCTCCCGAATTTACAGGGGTTCATATAACATCGGCGGCATTAAGTAATTATAAAGGTCTGACGGCTTTTCTCGGAAAAGACGGTAATGTTTATTTGGGAAAAAGTGAACGCAATCTATATAATTCCGAAAAAAAATCATTGCCGTTTTATAACAATTCGGATAATTCCTTAACCTTTATTTCCGATAATAAAAAAATGTTCTCTTTCCTATGCGGTTCTGGCTGGGTATTATCTCAATCTGAAATGATAGAAAACGGAGCTTTTACAAAAAGTGATTATCAGGAATTTGCGGAATTGCAAAAAGGTGTATTATCAAAATTTGAGCCCATACGGGAAATAACCTTTAATGGTGAACCGTTCAATTATCCCGATTACAACCGTAATATTGAACAGACAGCCGAAAAACAAAAAAATGAAAAAGGAGTGTTAAAAAATATGAATGACTATAAATTTGCAGCTTTTATCGTCAACCGTTCCGAATATGACAACGGAAACAGAGAAACAAGCGGTACGGAACTGTCTTTCCCGACAGACGCGGAAACGGTAAAGCGGACATTTGCAGAAATAGGCTTACCTGAAAACGCAAGCCCTGATACATACTTTTTTGATGATTACGCTTGCGGCAATGATGATTTAAAAAAGTGTTTAACTATGTATGAAAGCGTTGACGCGCTAAATTATTTTGCTATGCGTATATCGGAATTGGAAGATACTGAAATGACCGTTTTTCAAACCGCGCTTAAAGCCGGCGAATGTAAAAATATAACGGACGCAATAAATATTACATACAATATGGAGTATTATAATATTGTTGACAATATATCTAATTGGGCAGATTACGGAAAGTATATTGCACACCGAGATATGCTTGATGAAAGAAATATGAATTATGAAGAATACGGCAAACATCACGCATACGATCATGGCGGATATTTGCTTGACGGTATTGTCTTAGAAACAGGCTGGACGGAGTTTGACAAAGTGTATGACGGTAAAAACATACCTGACGAATATCGCGTTACCGTACCTACGGAGCCGCAAAAAATGACCGTTCTAATTGTGCCGCCTATGCAGGAGCCTTATATAAAGGAAATTTCGACAGGTCTTGAAGCCCTCCAGAAAGAGGTTGGCGGCAGAATTGAAGTTGTATATCCGTTTGCGGAGCCTGTCGGTCTTATTTGTAATGACGAGGGCAAAAATGAGAGAATGGAATTAAACCGTGCGCTTTATGACGCAGAGGATAATATGTACGATATTATCGCAGGAACATTTGTATTAGCAGGATTATCTGGCGACAACTTCGGCAGCCTTGATAAAGACCAGATAAAGCAGTTTTCAGAGCGTTTTGCTAAACCTGAAATGTTTATGAGAATTAACGGAAAAATAACGGCGGTCGAGGTCAAGCCCTCAATTAAAGCAAAGTTAGACAGATTGCAAAAGGAACAAAACAATACTGATAAGCCGCAGCCGCAGAAAAAGCCGCGTGAGGAAACGCTATGAGTGATATTATACGAATGACGCCCGAACAGGCGCGGCGGAGCCGAGCATTGATAAAAAATCAATGCTGTAATTATGACAACGGGAATTGTATTTTACTTGATGACGGCGAGCCTTGCGTCTGCCCTCAAAGTATTTCATATTCACTTAATTGTAAATGGTTCAGAACAGCGGTTTTGCCGAATGATAAAGAATTGTACATAAAGCTGATGAAGCCGAAGAACAGGAAAAAATGTACGGTTTGCGGTAATGAATATACGCCGACAGGGCGCAATTCAAAATATTGTGATAAATGCCGCCGAAAGATACGATTGCGTAAAGACGCTGAACGGAAAAGAAATAAGCGGTCTATGTCCGCATTTTAAGGGAATAAAACCGCATAAAATCAAGTGTTTCAAAGCCTAAAATTGATAAAGTAATGATAGCATATCAAATACCCTTAAAATAGGATTGAAAACGCGGACATTTTATATTAAATATAGATAGGAATAACTGTTATATTAGCCGTTATTCCTGTCTTATTTTTTTGATGTAAAAAGGTATTTACAATAATAGTAATTTATGATATATTTATAAATGCGAAAACAATTTTTATATTTATAGCTTTTTTTGCATACAATTTTTTTTGGCACGAAGAAAAACATTTTTATCATATGATAAAAATGCGTACTCTTTTTAATACTTTGTGCCATATGTTACAACGTATATTGGAAAGTATAAAAATTGTTTTCGCAGACAATAGAGTATCGCATTTTTTGTGCGTTGCCTCTATTGAAGCGACGCACTTTTATTATGCAATTTTATTTAATGAAAAGAGTTGTTACATATGGATTTAAAATCTACCCTATATCAAAAATTATCAGAACAAGATAAACAAAACATAAAAGAATTAACGAATAAATATAAAACATCTGATTATACATTAGCAGAAATTTTTAATGTAAAATCCGAAATCTACAAAAACATTCCGCTCTCACAACTTTGTTTGTCTGCAAGAGTCGTGTCTGCTATTATACGATTTAAAAATATTATTGATTTAGAAAAACTACTAAATTTGACTTTGCCGCAAATATGGGGAATAAAGAATTTGGGTGAAATTGGGATTAACGAATTAGTATTACTTATTCAAAAATATATAAATGACCATACTCCTAAAACGAAGAATAGTGTACAAAAGCCAACAAACGAAGAAATCCAAAATTTGCTCAATGCCATACATTCACAAGGACGTAGCGTAAGAGAAGTTACCGAGTTGTTAGAAAAGAATATTATATAGTCAAAGAGAAAAAGGAAGCATAACCGCTTTGGTTATGCTTCCTTTTGTAAATCCTTTTTGCATAACTCTATTGCTGCGTCTTTTTCTGCTTGTGTAAAAGTATAATCCAACCAATGCCAATTACCGTTAAAATCCACATAATACAGTTGTTTATCATATTCGGACGATATAACATATTTGTCCTCGTCAGCGTGATATGAAATCTCTATTCCAAAACAATCCTCTTTATAATACTTTCCGTCTATTTTCTTTGCTTGGGCTACATATTTGCTTGGAACATCAGTAACCAATATTGCGAAAACCTTTATATCGTCTAAATCATCACAATTATCTATTTCTTCAATTTTCATTTTACGGCAGCCTCCAATAACAATTTCCTTGCGACTGTAAACATTTCCATTCCGACAGCGGGAATATCTCGATAACAGGTATCAAGTGAAAATTGCTCGTCATAATTAAATGACGTGTCTGCTGATTGATAGATTTTCTCATAAGCCGTTTTTGTTGCAGTGTCAATATCCATACCGTTCTGAACCGCTGTAATCACATCTGCAAGCAATACCTTTAATTCTTCCTCCGCTTTTGCGTATGCGTCAGGTCTTAACTGTTTATCCCTCATAACGCGGATTGCGTTCTGCGCGATTGGCGATAAGATACCGTAACCGTTACCGTCTGTCTGATTTGCCATTACAGCCTTGCGGATTTTTGTATTAGCATATCCGGCAGCTAATGTGTAACCGAGCTTGCCCGTCTGCACTTCATCAAGAATATCACCTACAATATTTTCAGTGATTTGGATTTGTGCTTCTGTCGCATTAAGCGGCGCGCTTTCTCTTGGAATCGGGGCGGCAAACGCTGTTGTCGCTGTCGCTGATAATGCAGCGATTAGTGTTAGTGTAATAATTTTCTTTTTCATAGTGAAAACCTCCTGAAATTAAAATATATTTTCTCTATACTAATTATATCACTTACTATATGCCGCGCCCAGCCGGAAAAGCGCACAAGGTTTTAACATCAGCCTGTATAAAACGCCGAATGACTATTCTATCTGATTTTCTCTTGTCGGTTCGCTCCTTTGCGGAGTGTGCAGCATAGCGTCAACATTAGCTTTTACAATATCAATTTCGGACACCTCTTTTTTCGCTTTTCTGTAATCGGTATATAATTTCTGCCGCTGCTCCTCTAATTCCATACGCTGAACATTTACGCTTTCAAGCGTCGGTAATTTTCTATCGGTCTGCTCCTGCGATAAATATTTATGAGAAGCCTTAAATAAAATAATTTCCCGTTGGTGTTCCTTTTCAAACTTTGCCTTGTTATTCGACTTGACATATTTATCATATACAGGACGGAGCGCCTTATATGTGCTTATATGCTTTCGTAAAATATTTATGTCGTTCAAATTCCGTTCAACTGATTTGAACTTGTCGGCGGTATCGTCAAACTGTTTGCACGTTTCATCAATACGGCTTTCCAATTCCGAATAGCTGTTTATATTATGCTCGGTCAAATAATTAAGCGTCTTTGAAGCCTGTTTAAGATTATTGATTTTAGCCCAATGCTCGTAGCCCTTGCTTTCTTGCGCCTTAATGCAATTCTGAATATCAATAATAAGGCTGATACGGTTATCACGAATAATCGGCTTGCGTTTGCGCGATTTTTCAATCCGTTTTGTAATTCCCTCAACACTGTATCTTTCGCCCAGCGTTTGAGCTTTCAGACGTATAAACCGTTCCTGCCCTTTGGCGCGGACAGATATATATTGACCTCGTTTTATCTCATAGCCCTGTAATTCCATAAGACGCAAAAAATCCTCAAAATCTTTTACTTGCGGAATTATCTTGTCAATCTCGGTTTTCAGTTTCGCCCTCCAGCTTGTCGGTTTATTCTCATACTTGGTATTTTTATTTTTCCTTTCAGCGTTTGGTTCGACAACGGATAATCCGTATTCCTTGCATAGTCTGTCATTTATGCGGCGTGAATGGTTATACCACTTTTCATTGATGTGGATATGCTTGTAATCAACAAAACTGACGTCATTACAAATTATATGATTATGAATATGTCCCTTGTCAATATGCGTTGTCAAAATGTATTCAAATTTACCGCCCAGCAGTTCATCAGCGAAACGCTTTCCGATTTCGTGAGCCTGTTCGGGTGTGGTTTCACCCGGCGAAAATGCCTGTATGATATGACGCGCGAGATGTTCTCCCTTATTATATGCGTGTTCTCTTGTGCAATCAAATTCAATATCTGCAATTTCAGGAGTACAGGCGTATGCGTGAACAAGCAGCTTTGCGTCTGTCTTATCGGGATTTAAAATATAGTCAATGGCTTTTCTTAGGGTAGTGTCAATAGTATGGTTCGTTGTAATTGCCATATTTTATTTAACCTTTCTTGAATTTCCTTTATATCTTCCTCATAAATGGAGCCGGTTTCATTTACGCGCTTTGCAATTTGATTTATATTAACGCCGATAGAATGTAATTCCTTGTTCATTTCCTTAATGTTGGTTGTGTCAGTATAAATAATTAAACCGTCAATCGCCATTTTCCGTAAATACGCGCCTATCTGTCGTGTCGGTAGCTGCGCCATTTTCTGCTCAATTAACTGTTTTTCTTCTTCTGTTACTCTGAATTTGATTTGAATATTTCTTTTTCGCTTTTCCATATATTTACCTCCGTTTTTTATCTGGGTTTGGGATTTGTTCCCAAAATATTTTTTGTGACTTTTGCAAGGCATAGACAAACAAAAAATCGCCGTTCGGGTACCCGGCGGCTTTGCTTGCTGGTAGCAAAAACCCCTTATATATGGGTAACAAATAAAAATAAGTTTTTCTGCACATCTTTAATGAAAATATAGCAAAACAGTGTAAAAATCTTGACAATTTATAGCTTTTATAATAAAATTTATTTATTGTGATTGTGTTGTAATATACATAAAGATATTACGAATTTACTGAAAAATATTTTTAATTTACATTGAAAGTGAGATGAAATAATGACACTGTGTATAGCTTTATGTGATGATGATAAAATAGCCTTAAATAATGAGTTAAGGCTTATAAAAGATGTTTTAAATGAAAAGAAAATAAAACACTCAATCGACATTTTTAGTTCACCGCAAAAGTTGTTACAGTCCGACACTGTCTATGATATTATATTTTTAGACATTGAAATGGCTGAAATGGACGGTATTAGTTTAGCTGAAAAAATAAGTATAACAAATAAAAGCTGTTTATTCTTTTTTGTAACCAATTACGAAGCATATTTTGATAATGCGTCTAATGTGCGACCGTTCAGATTTTGGACAAAACCAATAGACAGGCGCCGCTTGGTCTATGGAATTGACTCAGCTATACAGGAGCTATACAAAAATAATCAATTCATCAATGTAATGGTAAATTCGGAAAACATACAAATATTTATCAGTAATATTATTTACATATATGTTCAAAACAAGAAAACACATATTATAACGACCAAAGGTGAAATTATTGTAAGTATTCCGTATCAGACGGTTTTTGAACAAGTAAAAGATTACACAAATTTTTTTGAGCCTTTTAGGGGATATTGTATAAATTTCAGTTATATAAAAAGATATGGCAAAGATAAAATCTATTGCGGATATAGGGAGACAGAATATGAAATATATTTGTCGCGGCGTAAGCAAGAGGATTTTCAAAAAAACTTTGCTAAATGGATTGGAGAAAAATAATGCGGATTGATTTAGGAATGGTATTAGCAATAATATTTGAATATATAATTTTTATTTATTATGCTGACACTTTATTTTACAGAAAAAGAAATAAGTATCTTTGTTATGCAATAATTGCATTAGTTTATATTGCTGATTTGTTTATATGTGCACGCGGAAAGATAGTTGTAAATACTTTAACTTTTGTTGTAATACACCTTGTTATTTTTGGCGTATGTTATCGCATTAGCTGGAAAAGCGCATTGTTTCAAAGTATTTTACTCGCGGCTATAACTTCGGCGTGTGAATTTTTAGTTATATTTATTCCATATATTAGAATTATACCTGACAATACCATAGCAATGACATCTTCACAGTCGCTTATATTGACATTTGCAAGCAAACTCTTATATTTAATTGGAATAATGATAATAAGCCGCGTATTCTGCAAAAAACAGAAAAATGTACAAGCTACCTCTCTTGGACTTTTATCTATTCCTATTTTGACTGTTATTATAATTATGCTTGTGATGAAAGTCAATACAACATCACACTTATTGTCATTGGTGTGCTTCATACTAATAATAATGAATATTATTATTTTTGCAATAAATCAAAAATTGATGATAATGGAAACAGAGAAAGCAGAGTTGGAAGCTCAGCAATTAAAAGAAAAATTTGATTATGACGAATATATGATGTTAAAAGAAAATAATCAGCAAGCCTCAATACTTAATCACGATTTCAAAGAACATATAGGTGCTTTAAGCTCTTTAATCGGAGCTGATAATGAAACCGCTCAGGAATATATAAAATCTATTTGCGGCAAATTTTCTCAGCCTAAATTTATTGAATATTCAGATAATAAAATCTTAAATGTGCTTTTATCTAAGAAGAAAGAAGAATGTGAAAATCAAAATATACAATTTTTGATAGATCCCATACGAGCCGAGCTGTCGTTTTTTAACGATATGGATATTGTAACTATATTTTCTAATTTAATAAATAATGCTATGGAAAGCTGCGCCCATTCATCAGAGAAAAAAATTTATTTGAATATACATACTGAAAATCAAAATTTTATAGTTATAAAGATAGAAAATACATCAGATATAGAGCCTATTGTAATAAACGGCAGACTAAAAACTCACAAGGATAATGCGAAGCTGCACGGTATAGGAATGAACAGTATCAGCAGAGCATTATCAGCTTATAATGGTTCTTTGGATTGGAAATATAACAAAGAACAAAAGATATTTTCCACAACGATAATAATACAAAATTTAACCGCTTAGGCAAATATACGACCGCTTAGGCAATTTGGGTTGACTTAAATAACATTATTTGCTAAAATAATTTCATCAAAAGAGAAGGAGGAATTTACTATGCTATTAAGTAGAGTAAAAAAGTTGTGTCAAAAAGGAGCGTCATTTGCAATCAAGGCATTGCCTGTTATTGTACCTGCATTTCTTCTTTTTCACACAAACTCAACCTGCTGTATTGTAAACGGTCAGCCGACGCCGCCGAACAGCATAAAAAAGTACAGAAAGTTTTAAGCTATGATACATAAAATTTCAGAGAAAGCAATTATGTATGCAATCCTCAATAACTACATAAAACAGGAACAATATGACGAATATGTATATGCCCTTGAAATTATCTTAAATATATTGATTACAGATATTACTATGATAATTATAGGACTTGCTATGGGTATGATATGGGAATGTATTTTATTCTGGCTCGTATATAAAATCTTGCGTAAATATTGCGGAGGGTATCATTTCTCAACATCGCTGAAATGTTATTTATCATCTTGCATTATGTGTCCGGTTGTATTGGCAGTTGTAAGGTATGTTCCGTACAGTATGACCGTATGGGGCTTGCTTACCTTAACAGCGCTGATAATACTTTCTATTCTTTCACCTGTTGAAGCGGCGAACAAGCCGCTTGACGAAAAAGAACAGCGGATATTCGGAATAACGGCGAGAATTTTAATAATCATAAGTGCGGTATGCTGGAGTGTAACAGCCATAGTCTTTCGTCAGCTTATATTATCTAAAATCATATCGCTTAGTATTATAAGTGTTGCTGTGTTTGTTATAGCCGGTAAAATGTATTTAACTGTACGAAAACACAATTAAGAATTACCCTTATCCAAAAAAGGATAAGGGTAATTTTTTGTCAAATTTTAACCGCTGGGGCAAATATACGACCGCTTAGGCAAAAGCTATTGACATCAAAATTTTCCTGCCGTATAATGCAGATATAAGCAAAACAGCTTATTATATATCCCCTCACAACCAATCACAATATAGTATTCAATACTATGGGATATATGGTAAATTGTTTATGATTTATAAACAGGGATTGAGTACATACGAAACGGTGCATTGTCTGATACGGACAGTTTGTAAAATCTGAATATGCGCGATAAATGCTATTTCTCAATGTTAGTTTAGTGAGCTTATCACATAGGGGCAAACCCGATATTTTGATGTTGCAGAAAAGCATATATCAAGCCGGCAAAATGATACGCGTATCGGCATAGGACGGTCTTATGGATTTTCTGTATGGATAATGCAAAGTTTCAAAAACAAAAAAAAACAAATATAATGCTGATTTTATGTTAGACATAAAACAAGAGATACCCTCAATCTTAAATCTACGCACGCAAGCCTGATTAAAGATAAATAGAGTACCTCTAAATAGAAGAGAGGGTACAATTCCTCACGCTGATTCTTCTAATTGGGCTATTGGAAGGTATTTCTATCCGGCGAGCGGTTCTAATGCAGTTGCACTATGCTTAGAAGATATACAGTCTCAGGTTGAAAGTGTAAATGTAAGACTTAGAAATGAATCACTAAATTCCGACTCTTATACGACTGAAATAAACATTCAAAATAACGGTTTAACGGTAATTTTAGTTAACAATTCATTTATGGAACACGGAAATCAAGTAAAAATTAGCAGTAATTACAGATATGCCTTCTATGTTAGCACATATTCTTCACCGGGAACAGCGAAAGCTACGGTTTATACAGGTGTATATAACTAAGCATTATAAAGATGGAGTATAATCCCCATCTTTATTTCATACAATCAAAAATTTCATATAACCATTCTTTTGATAGGAGCAAATAATTATGAAAAAAATATATACATTTATATTGTTGATAAGTATATGTTGTAGTCATACTTTATCAGTGTTGGCAGATTATAATGATATAGAATATGTTAATTACAAAAAAGAAATAGATACTTTAATATCATATAATATTATGGTTGGTAATGATGATAATAAATTCAATCCGACTAAAACATTGACAAGAGCAGAAATGGCGACTATAATCACAAATTTATTAGGTAAAATAGAATATGATATAAACAATATAACCATTTTTCAAGATGTACAACCAACACATTGGGCATATTCTAATATAACACAGGTATCTTCGAGAAATATTATGACAGGTGATGGGTATGGTATATTTCGTCCTGATGACCCAATATCTTTTGGTGAAATCTTAAAAATATGTGTTGAAATAACAGGATATGACAAGTCATATACAGATGTTATATGGTATAAACCTTATGTTGAAAAGGCAAAAGATTTGAATATTTCTGAAGGCATTGAATTAGATGCAACACAATTTATTACTCGTGAACAAGCTGCAAAAATAATTTATAATACTATCAATATTCCTATTAGAGAACTTCACGGAATAAAAGATGAAAAAGGTGTTATAATTGGTGAATTTGTTATATGTGATGGAATACAAAATGAATTAAAAACTTTATTAAATCAGTTTAATAATCAATAGTAACAACTGTATTTAATATGTTATCAATTAAAATACTTTCAGGTGGTGACTGACATATGACAGAGATAATGCAAGCTGTACCGCTACAAGCGACAGAGATACTATAAACATTTTTTATGACGCTGCATATGAACAATAATAACAAGATAAGTTAAGAGAAAGGAATGTTTTACTATGAAAATCAAAAATTTAATAACAATAGCTTTAGCTGCTATTATGTCAGTTTCAGCTATGAGTATTCCGACATTTGCCGAGAATAATACAACGATTGACGAACAGCTTTTTATCGACACAGCAAAGGACGCAATATATGATTATATTGTAGAACGCGGTGAAGAATATTATACTATATCAGACGTATCATTTAATGACGGTGATATAAAATATGAATCCGATAATAAAGTTTCGTTTGAAACAACCGCTACTATTAGACAGAAGTTAAAGGCTTCTGACGTTGAAGAATTACCATATATTCAGGGTTATTTGAATGCGGCGGGCATATCATCATATGCGGATATTCAAAAAAGTACAGATGTTTCATCTGTATTAAATGAAAATGCAACAGTATTAAATGCAGAACGCGTTTTAAAAGTAATAAGCGACAGAGTAGACGCAGTAAATGAGTATATCGGCGAAGAAACAGAAATAAGTATGGATTTTTATGTTTCAATAAATCCGCAGACAGCAATTACAAAAGATAATATACAGCTTAATTGTATAGATAGCTTGGGTAATATAGTCAGCACAGATGAATACTTACTTCCAACATATGAAACAATGTACCAATCAGGCGCAGAAGAATTAACAGCAACCATAGAGGAAATCAGCTCAACAGTTGAACCTATGAAAAATGTTGATAATTGGAGTAATTATAACAGAATAGCAGCCCGTGATTATGCTCGGAAATGGTGGGGCCCGTACACAAGTAATTATAATCCGGCATATAATAATTATGTAGGTAAGGGCGGTGATTGTGCAAACTTTGTTTCTCAGTGCGTATATGCTGGTGGAGTGCCTATTCACGGTGGCTGGAGCCCTGACTCTGTTGCGTGGATAAACGCAGCGTCTTTAAAAAATAATATGTTGCAGTATGGATATGCAACAAAAGAGGACGCTTGGGAAACTAATGCTGGAAATTTCGCTTATACTACGGCGGGACAAGGACATATTGTATTGGTAACTCTTAATGACACTGTAACACTTGCATATACAGCGCACACAACAAATTGTAAAGACCAACCATTTACTCAGGCTAATATCAATGGCGGATATTCATTCTATATTATAAAGAATTTTTAATTTTATGATAAGTTATAAGTAAAGAAAGAGAGGTTTTTATGAAAAAGGTAATTTTAGGTTTAATAATTGGTATAGTTATATCGACGGGCACAATATATGCAAAACAGATAAATGACACAATAGAGATTGCGTATAATAACATTAAAATATCAGTTTTCGGACAAGAGTGCATTCCGAAAGATACGGACGGAAATATTGTTGAACCATTCATATATGAGGGTACAACATATGTCCCTATTAGAGCTATTTCACAGGCCTTTGGAAAACGTGTGGATTGGAATGACGAAACAAAAACCGTTGAAATCTGCCAACCATTTTCCTATCAAGAAGTTATGAAAGCTCAAGATGTAATTAAAACATTTTTTGATGATTTTGCAGAAAATAATTATACTGAAATGAAAAAAGTTCTTAGCGAGCCATTTTCTCAATATGATATTTCTAATGGTGTATATGGTATGAAATCAGCCACATTATCGGGAATTGAGTATATAGAAGAAAGTTCAGATTGGTCTACTGATACATTGATTTTTAATTGCACTTTCGATAATGTGGAGTTTACTCCTAACGCAAGTAATAATAATGGGAATAACAAAGGAGCTTGTTATATATTAGTTCATAAAGATAGAGATACATACACTATAAGTAATTTTGTTTCTGGACTTTAAAATACTTTAAGGATAAAACATCAATATTTTTCTTATACAGAATAACTTATTTACAAAATCAATATAATATGGTACAATATGGTTACTTTTATAATGTTTTTGTAATAAGGAGTGAACAGCGTACAGCCACAATGTGTGGATTGTCAAAAATTTATGCGCTATTATAGGATTATAGGGACTAATAAAAAGTCGGACTTGTCAAAAAAATTTGTTTGATAGGTTCGGCTTTTTTAGTTTCTAATGCGAAAAAATGACCGTTTAAGACTAAATAATATAGAAAGCGTAATATTATGTGTATTTATGACAGATAGTATTATGCTTTTTTCTTTTTATACGGCAATGCTAAATATATATCAAAATTTTTTTGGGTATCTTTACGAAAAATCGTTCATTCAATATTATAAATCGTTTTTTTGTTTTATTATATCAAAAGTGTATGAATTATATCTTTTTGTTTCGATAAATAAAATGATATGTTTTTTTATAAGACCTCCGCCCGATATGCTTGATTTTTCTTACAAACTTTTTGCTAAAATACAGAGAATTTTTATTAAATGTTTTTTCTGAAAACAAGCAGAAATTTATCTAATTATTTGTTCCCCATATGAGGGATAAAAAATCAGTTTTCGGTGTTAGGAGTTAAAACTATGAGAGAATTTTCAGAACAGGACAAGCAGCGCATATCAAAACAATTTTGTTCCTTTTGTTGCAGCGTCCTAAAAAATGAAGCAAACAATATAAGAGCTGAATATAAACACTATGCAGATTTGGAAATGGATTTTAGTTTCCTAAGTGACAAGGAACAGGCAGAATTATATACATTTGATTGCTATTTTGTAACCGATAATGTTTTCAATGTATGTGATATTCGTATCATAGTATCTAACAATATGTTGGCAGAAGCTATAAACAAACTTCCTTGTGATTTAAGAGATATTGTTTTACTATCATACTTTGCAAATATGCCTGATATAGAAATAGCAAAACAGCTTGATTTAAGCTATTGGATTGTTTTTCGGGCGCGCATACGCGCATTAAAACGATTAAAGGCAATTATCAGTACGGAGGGCATTAAGTGAAAAAAACTTTATCAGACATTCCTTTTTCAATAATCGAAAAAGCAATAAATGAAGACATAGAAGCCATTGATTACATACTTGCTCATTATAGAAATTACATAATTCGTTTGTCTACGAGGGTTGCCCGTGATGAAAATAATAATGAATATATGTATGTAGATGATGATATGCGTTCAAGACTTGAAAATAAACTAATTTATAGTATTATAAAAAAATTTAAAATCTTGTCTTAAAATAGTGCGGGGTGCTTTAAGCACTCCGTAAAGTACACGATTTATCCGATATAAACGCATTATATCTCTAATGCGCTTATATGGGCTAAAATCCCCTTTGTTCTTTGACAACTGAATAATCCAATCATCAAATACTTTCTTTCCGAGCAGGAGCCGGCGGCTCGCCGTAATGAATGTAACAGCTTCTACCATACAAACAGTATGCCGAGTACGGACGTTTTACATTTTAGCGATAAGACCGTCAATAACTATCGGCTTGCAACCGATACGGCCACGATTGACGAAAAGTATAATGATACTCCCGCCTTGAACGCGTCACTGCATTGGGTGGCTGGACGAGAACCGTGCAGGGGTGAAATTCCCGTGATACTGATTAGCTATCAGTAGTTTGATGATTGTTTGAGTGATTGGGTTATTACTCTCGGTAGGTGGATTTAACATAAAATATTTATGGAGGTTCACTATTTATGAATGACACTACTCAAAACTTAGAACACAAAAATATTTGTAATAAAAAATCCCTTGACGCTGAAATTACATATCAAGTCAATGGAACCTCATTTGTTGTACAACCGATATTTAAAGAGAAATCTTCCGAAACATTAGGCTCTGTTTTATTACGGCTTATGACATCAAGCGAATAAAATTTTTAAAACAGGCTGACAGACGGTTAAAAGCGCGGTATAATATAAATGTAATACTGTTTATTTGACTGTCTGAAAGGAGGACTTATGAAACGGTCAAATAACAAACAAAAAGAAATAACAGCGGCTTTATATGTTCGTTTAAGCCGTGATGATAACTTAGAGGGCGATAGTTACAGTATAGGCAACCAAAAGAAATTACTAACCAAAATTGCAAAGGAAAAAGGCTATACAAATTTATTGATATTTTGCGACGACGGTATTTCGGGCGTTACAATGGAACGTCCCGGATATAAAGCTATGATTGAAGCGATAGAAAACAATAAAATTTCAGCCGTCTTTGTAAAAGACCTTTCAAGATTGGGACGTAATTATATTGAGATCGGCAGACTTACGGAAGAATTTTTCCCTGAATATGATATACGGCTTGTTGCTGTTTCTGATAATATAGATACACAAGAGGGCGAAAATGAGCTTGCGCCAATAAAAAATCTTTTTAATGAATGGTATGCGCGCGATATTTCAAAAAAACGCCGTATCAGTAACAAGATAAAGGGTAATGCGGGCGAACCGCTCGGACTTCCCCCGTATGGATATATCAGAAATCCTGACGGAAAGAATTGGATTGTTGATGAAGAAGCCGCAAAGGTAGTCAAACATATTTATGATATGGCGCTTGGCGGTTTAGGTACAGACCAAATCGCTTGCAGGCTGGAGGAAGAAAAAATCCTTACTCCTGTAAACTATTGGTATAGTAAAGGGATAAGCCGTCCGGGCTTGAAAAGCTCTCAGGAATATCCTTATAAATGGCACCACTCAACAATTATCAATATACTTTCCAAACAGGAGTATTGCGGTGATGTGATAAACTTTAAAACCTATTCTAAGTCATACAAAAATAAAAAGCGTTATGAGAATGACAAAGAGAATTGGGCGATATTTAAAGATATTCACGAACCAATTATAGACCGTACCGTTTGGGAAAAGATACAGGAACGCCGAAGCAGACGAACACGCAAAAAGCCAGTAACAGGCGAAGATAAGAATATGTTTTCGGGATTGCTGGTATGCGCGGACTGCGGAAGCAAACTCGGTTATCATTTCAATCAGGCTAATCACGATATAACCTATTTTAATTGTATGGGATATAACAGGGGCAGCAGAAAAATATGTACCTCAACACATTATATCCGTACTGATTTTTTAGAGCAGGTTGTACTCGGTGAAATCAAACGCTTAATGAAATTTGCCACTCTATATGAAAATGAATTTGCTAAAATTGTTATGGGAAATTCGATTAAAACGGCAGAGCAGGAACGACGCTCCAAACAAAAGGAACTTAACTCCTTGCTTGCGCGTGATAAAGAGCTTGACTTACTTTTTGAAAAAATTTATGAGGATAACACTCTTGGACGCATAAGCGACGACAGATTTTCAAAATTGTCTGTAAAATATGAAACAGAACAAAAAGAAAATGAAGTAAAAATCAATGAACTTCAAGCGGAGCTTGATAATGAACAGAATAGAGCTGTTACAAGCGATATGTTTTTATCTTCTGTTCGTAAATATACAAGGGCAAGGAAACTGACACCGAGAATGTTAAACGAATTGATTGACAAGATAGAAGTATATCAGGCTGAAAAAATAGACGGTAAAAAGGTACAGCGGCTTAAAATTCATTATAACTGTATCGGAGCTATTGAAATACCTGATTTAAGTAAATTACCTGAAAATAACGTATCAGTACATACACGTCAGGGCGTAAATGTTCAGTATGCTGCGCTTGCCGTATGAACACAAAAAAAGAATGTCCTTATTGGTTCAAGTCCAATAAGGACACTCGGTATGGTTGCGGAGACACGCAACTCATAATATGTACATTGAAATTTTTTATAAAAAAATAAATTTTTTCAAAAAAACTATTGACATACCACCCATTGGGTGGTATAATAAAGACAAGAAATGAGGGAAACCTCAAAAAATAAACAAAATCGATAAATTTTAGGAGGAAACGAAAATGAAGAGATTTCAAGTTGAAAATTGTGTACAAAATGCAAGACAATACGCAGGTGAAGAACCATACGAAAACATTTCGTATGATTTGGTAGGTGATTACATTGATGCTGAAACAGAAGAAGAAGCAATCAGTTTGGCTATGGATTATTTGAAAGACAGCATTATGGACAACATCTCAGAGGGATATGCCGAAATTGATAACGACGAAATTTTGACATATGATGATGATGATAACGTTGTTGAATGTTATTATAATTTTACTGCAAAAGAAATTGAAGATTAATTAAACTTATCCCCTGCCATTCAAATGACAGGGGATATAGAATAAAAGGTGATAATATGGATTGTAAAATAAAACAAGCTCGACTTGCGGCAGGTCTGACGCAGGCGGAATTGTCAAGACGGTTTGAAATCCCTTTAGGCACTCTCGCCCATTGGGAAAAGGGTGACAGAACTCCGCCTGTTTGGGCGGAAAAGTTACTAATTGACGCAATAAACCGCATAAATGAAAACAAATAAAAAAAATAGGTGGCACGTAGCCACCTATTTTTATATGTCCTATTTATTGTACAGTCCGCAACGGTATTCCCTACAAATTGCCCTTAGGTCTTTGTAGGACAAACCCAGTCTACCCTGTTCATCCCCTTGGATCGCACCACAGTCCATAGCCGCCTGTACTGCCGGTCTTGCCCAAGGCGGCATATTATTATCGTTGTAGTCGTAAATCATAGTCGTTTGGACTACGTTTACCAACTGTTGATTTACATTACGCAAATCATTTATTTCCGCCGCCTGTTTCTCTATTAGATTTTTTAATTCATTGTACTGCTCCATTGTCAGTCCCTCCTCATTTCTTAAAATCGCCTTAACCTTTTCTTTGAATGTCGTCCAACCGGCACTGTTCTCAGTTGCCCACTGTGCCGGACACTGTTTGTCCCATACGTCATAATGACGTAAAACAAACGTATCAACTGTATCTGCCGTAATGCCTATGTATTTACACAATTCAGCGCACAAATATGCGGTATTGTTGATTGTTTTTTCAGATACAATAGAATTACCGCTACAACACATTTCAATGGATATGCTGTTTTTATTTCGGCAGTCGGCGTGTTTATACACCGATGTACCGCCGACCGCCCACGCCGCATTATTTAACGCAACTGATTGATAACACTCGGCTTCGTCCATAAAATAATTAGCAGACGATTTTCTTGCTCCATTGTGAAAAAATGTTGCATTATTTTTGGCTGTGTCCTTTTTATTTCCTGTATAATGAATTACAATGAATTCCACCACACGACTGCTATATGTGTAATAGTTTGCCGATGATGACTGTATTGACGTATCAATGTCAATACCATTGAACTGTTTGATTGGAAATCCATCATTTATTGTTCGCATATGTATCCCCTCAATTCTTTTCTTGAATTTCAGGAAGACCTGCAATAGATGTTAGCAGAGAAAGTATTCCTGCAAGTGCAGATGCACTACCTACCAATACCCAATTTACGTCTCCCATAGCAATAGCAGTACCAATAGTGGCAACTGCTGTTTGTGCTACTGTTTTTATTGCACGAATACCCGCGCATTTTAGCCATTCTTTCATTTTAATGTACCTCCTAAAATACTAAAATCCTAACATTTTAACAAAATAACCTATCAAACCGCCCACTATTGCCGTAATAATGGCGGCAACTACTGTTTCGTATCGCTTTGTAGGACGTTTTTCTATTTCGTCTACCCGTGATGTAATATCGTTCACGTCCTCACGCATAGCCTTTGTTTCCGTAGCTATGATGTGGACGCTCTCGGTCAGTTTTTCGATACCGTCAATTCTATGGTGTGCCGACTTGGTGGACTGCTCCACGGCAGTCAGACGCTCCCACACTTCTTTTTCGTTTTCTGCCTCCATATCAGCCCTCCATAATTTCTTTTTTGTCGTCTTCTGTGATAAATTTGGCATTTACAAATGTGTTTAAATCCTTTTCTTTGTAAATGCCCTTCTTGTAATACATTTTAATTAGTCGTTTGTTCATTTGTAATTGCTACCTCCATTTCCGCAATTTTTAATAACAGCATTGCGTTTATTTCGTCCTGTGACATTGTTTCGTCACCGTTCATAACAGACTGAACGTGCTGTTTCATATCCGACATACTGTCAAATGTTTTTGACTGTATCTGTGACAGTTGTTCTGATGTCGGCTGTTTAAATGTGATGCTCGTATGCTGAATTTTTGCAATTTCTGTGTCCATATCGAAATTGTCGTCAGTTTCGGAGAATTTATCATTGACAATCCCGCGTTTTATACGCAATATATCCCTGTCGGTACGTATTCCGTACACTGTGCCGTCAATTTCAACACCACGTTCATAAAATTGTGCCTGCCCGTTTTTTACATAGAATTTATACATTATGCGTTACCTCCTGTTACATTACCTTCGACAACGCAAGTATCTTCAAATGTGCCTAAAGATGTCGCATTTGTTAGATTATCTTTTACCATCGTATTGCCATCGCCGTCGATTATCGCAAAATCAGAATTATCTTTCACTGATGTTCCGGTTCTGAATATATTGTCTGAAATTATGTTCTGCTGTGTGCTCCATATCAACGCACATTCTCCTGTAGCAGGTATGGAACCAACATAGAAATAATTACCGGAAATGACTGCATAACTACTGCATTCAATAATATTTATATATTCATTCTCTATACTAATTGATTTCATAACGTTACCGGATATAATTGTGTATGGGGTTGTAGACAAAAACGATGTTTTTGTGTTTTGTGCGACAACAGAAATATCATTTGCCACAAATTCGCCTGTTATTTTTATACTGCAATCGTCAAACGATTTTATAATATTGCCAACTACACTACCGCTTAGAGTGATATTACAATTATCAAAGCCACCCATATAGTTGTTTTGAAATAACGACCTGTTTACAACTAACATATTTCCTAATGACTGTTCTTTCTGCGTTATATCATTAAATGTATTACCAACAATTACTGAATTTGACCCAAATGTTATTTCATTTGTTAGATTGTTTGCCGGAGCACCGTTAAATGACGAGATGTCATTATACGCAAACAGTACTGTTCCAAATTTAAATGTAGGTATTGAGAATTGATGTGTTCCGAATATGTCATAAAATATACAGTGCATTATTTTTGAATCAGAAAATGCGTACAAAACAGCCGGATTTACAGTATCAGCGGTAACCGTGTCAGTATCTTCACAGAATTTCACATTTTTTAAGATTGCATTGCCCGGCAAATGGAAAATATACTGTTTTTCAGCAGGATTTGTGTTTTTGAACATAATTGTATCGCACATTGAACCGTCTAACGTCATACCGCCTTTCAACGGAATTGCCACACCGTTATTAGTTCCCGTCATTCCGTAACCCGACTTCATATTTGCATTTGTGATAACGCACAATTCACCTACAGGATATATAATACTTTTATACGGCGCGCTATCTATCGCCGCCTGTAACTTTAATTCGTCGTGATCGCCGTCGCACACGACAAATATTTGACTTTTTGAAATGTCTGTAACTGTTTTATCAATTTCGGTGATTTTTGTTGTATTGGCAGTAATTTTTGATGTATTCGCGTTAATATCATCACGTAATACCGCCACACATTCATCATCATAACAAACGGCGGATTGTATTAATGTTTCCTGTTCACACACATTGCCCGTCGGGTCACCGTTTGTATAAAAGTTATCCGATATAATTTGGAATGAAATTGATTTAATTTCTTTGTTTACAGGGATTTCAATTTTAAATTTTGTTGTTTTATACGTTTCTGATGTGCCGTTTATCGTGATTGTTTTATCACCTGTATCGGTTACTGTGTAATATGACTGTCCGAATGTTTCTGTTGTTGTATCAGTGTATGTGATCAATACGTCTGTTTCACCTATATTCAAACCGCCACTGTCGCAGTCTGTTCCAGCAATATGACGTGATGCCACGTTAAATATCAATTTTAACGCAGTTTCTATTTTTGGTTTTCGTCTGAATTTATCACATACAAAATTATGATACAGATACGCACCGTCAAACGTTCCCGAATATGATAAATACTGCACACCGTTATCGTCGGTAATCAGTATATTATCTGTACCGACATACTTTGATAAATCAAAAAATAGATTATCCGTTGTCAGTTCAGTATTTATCTCTGATATTTTCGCTTTCAACTCGTTGTCCGCCGCCTGTCGGTCTGAAATTTCAGTAATGATTTTTTCAGTCAGTGAATATTCTACGTCCTCTCTGTCTGAAATTTCAGTTGTCAGTTTTGTTGCAATTTCATTGACCGCCGCCAAAAATGAATTTTTATTATTGGTTTTTAGGTCATTTAGGCTACTGATACCGTAAAAAATATGCGACAAATGATACATTTTTGTAATTTCCGCTGTGTGATATTGAATGTTTATTTCGGCGATAGCGTCAGCGTCAGTCGGCGCACAATCTATATCTACAACATCAATATCCAATTTACCTGTATTAGGCGAATATTCTATAGCGACATACTTATCGCCGTGATCCTCATCCCATTTGCCACAATCAAACGTACCTATTAAATCTACCGCAGGCATTGGGCTACCGTTCAATAGGATTTTTGAATGTACCGTTTCGGCAGGTATTTTAACTGTACCTTTATCGTAGGATGTGATGTTTATTACAAAATCAGATGTAGTCAATGTGTGCGTGATTGTATGCTTTGTCGTTTCATCAGTGCCGTACAACTCTGTTTTGTCAGCCTTTTTGCTGTCTGCTGTCTGTCTTTCGGTGATTTCGGCTGATATTTTCTGTTGTAATTCACTGTCGCCCGTCTGCCTGTTTTTCGTTTCATCATTAATATTTTTTTGCAACGAACTATCCGCACTTTCCCTCACTTTGGTTTCGGCGGTGATTTTGTCCGCCAAACCTACATCAGCGTTGGTGCGTTGCGTGATTTCTGTGTCCAATTTGTTGGATAGTGTGTTGTGGTCGGTTTGAATTGCCGTGAAATTATCACGAACAATCTTCCACCATTTCGATAAAAACGTTTTACCGTCAAAATTAAAATTTAATTTCATTTTATCATTCCTTTCTAATCGTAATTGATTGGGATTTTGGTATTAAAAAAACACGCCGTAAGCGTGCTATGGTGGTATTCGTCTGTACATTGTGTCACCTCATTTTTTGTACGAAAAAAGCACGCCGTAAGACGTGCTTAATTTCTACAATTACTTATTTTTCTTTAATTCTTCAATTATTTCACTTAGCATATAAAATAGCATTCCCGTGAAAATCCCTATCAGCCAACAAATTATCATTGCTACAACATTAAACTTACCTGCAGGCCATGCGTCAGCATTTCCTATAAAATCTCTTGTACATTCCGAACCCATTATAACCCCTACAACTAACCAAAATACAAATATCGCTATTGAAAATCCTTTGAATATTTTTACTTTTAACATAAAAACCCTCCCTTTCTTGTTTGTATATTATCATATTGATACTGCATTGTCAAACAAATATTGACAAAATGCACAAATTATTATATATTAAAACAAAAAGGAGGTTATTATTATGAAAAAATTTATATTAGGTTTTATAACAGGCGGTATAATCTGTGCGACCGCGACAGGTTTCGCCGTAGAATATGCCGTAACGGCTAACCCGTTCCCTGTTGCCGTAAACGGTACAGAAACGGCGATTGAGGGTTACAACATCAACGATAATACATATTTCAAATTACGCGACGTTGCCGACGCTGTAGGCGGTTTCAATGTTGGATTCAGTGACAACACTATTACGATTGATACCGATACCGCCGCACAACCAACACCGACACCGACTGTAAAGCCGTCAACCACTGACTTGTCACCTTTGCCGGAAGTCGCAATCGAAGTAATTGACGGTGTGCAATATGTCCGTAAATCAAACATTGAAGAAATGCTCCAAGATATTGGTTTAGGAAATTATGAATTTGCAGGCTCATACTTCTACGATAAAACTCGTCATGACGGAATATCTGTTCTTGAAAATATACCTTATTCAGAGAATGATATTACTTTAATTCCGTATGATTATTATGTTTCAACAATCATACCTGCCATAAATAGTTTGAGATAGCTTAATAACTCCCTTTTTGAGGGAGTTATTATTTTACTAACTTTCCAAACCTGCAATTTTCTTTTCTATTTCGTGTATTTGTGCTTTTAGACTATCTAAATCAGCTTCATTCAATAATCGTTTACCGTTCTGCATAACTTTAGCAGCATTAAGCTCTATTGATGACATCGCTCCGATTGCAAGGTTATTACCGCCGTTTGTAGTCTTAATGCTTGTATATCCGCTTAATAATATACCGCTTTCATCAGACCATTTATATATCGTCTTGCCCTCGTCGTTTACATATGAGCTGATATATCCAACTCTTAAATACTGTCCTACACTTGCGTCTTTATTTACATTGATGTCAGTATCTGATTCAATCTTTGCACCTCTTATTGTACCGCTGAAAATTCCGTTACCCTTTTCATCAAAAAATATTACAGGGTTTCCGTCAACGTCATATAACAGAAATACAAATTGTTTTTTATTATCAACTTCATCATTACCGATATGTATTCTATCTCTTTGACTGTCCTTTATCGTCAGCAAATCGCCGACAATCTTCAACAGCTCGTTATCGCTCTGCACTTCGTTTCTGTCGGTGTTGACCGTTCCTTGTACTTTTCGGATATTTACACTGTTGTTCGCCGTCTGCCACTTTGCATGTTTCTTTGTTTTTTCTGACGTCTGCCATAGTTCGATAAAAAAATCACGTCTGATATGCCCGATTGATATATTGCTCTCTTTCGGCTCCAACGGATATGCCTGATACTCAATTACCCTCTGCACATATTCCGTACCGTCAAGGTCAAAGACGTGTACCGTATCGCCTATTTCCAACTTTTCCGCCGCACCGTATTCAGCTAATTTGGATAGGTCAATCAATTTACCGCTGATTGTCAACTGCGGTGCATCTATTCTATCTTCGTTTTTATCGTCAAACTCCCATTTAGCATTTCTCAATAGCTTTTCCGCTGACGTATAGTCGCTGTAATCTTTGTACCCCTCTTGTACTCCGTATTTTTCAATGTTTGGACTGTCTATATATGCTTTGCCGCCGTTTACACTGCTGACTGTTAAATCATCACTGCCGAACGCCCATAAACGTGTTATCATATCGCTTACGTTGCGTTCTATTGATATGCTTTGCATATTCTTTTCTAAACGCAGTCTGACGCCGTTATCTGTGCCGATACGTTCAACAATGGCTATGTTACATACAACGTTGTTACTGCTGTCAATGCCTGTTTCGTGATATATTTCGCCACGTCCCAAATTTTCTATTATCGTTTTTATAACGTCCCACAAATTAGTTTTATCCGTTGAGAAAAAATCAATTAACAGTTTGTCATCTGCTACCCACTTCATTCCTTTGGCGGTAAGCTCTGCCTCTGTCATAATGTGAAAAATGCACCTTTCCCCGACACACTTTTTAAATTCTGATATAATATCAATCGCTTGTTTTAGAACATATCTTGAACTTTTACCGATATTATCACCGATTGTCGGTATAAATGCTTTCTGTGCCTCATATACGAAATGCGGTGTACCGTAAACGTGCAATGTGTCTGTACCGTTTGTATTTCGTGTTGTTCGGCTGATTTCGTATATATGACCGTTTACACTAACCAACATATTTTGACTGATTAGACGCGCCTTTTCGTCGTATGGATAGTCAAATTCAATACTTCCCGTATCGTTCAATATCCTTGTTTCCTTGATATTATATGCGTTGTTCAGCACCTCGCCGGTTTCAAAACTGTCTGTATATCTGTCGTGCAATCGCATAAATGTTATCTGTCCCATTTGTATATATCCTCCGTTTCTGTATTCCAAACGTACTGCGGATAGAATGAAAATTCAACCGTTGCCGTCGTGGATAAATTTATTGTATTTGCCCCTGTTTCCAGTTCAAAAAAACTACCTTTGATTTTTTTCATAATACTGTTGCCGTTTACGTCTGTTACCGACTGTTTGTCGCAGTCAATAACGCAGTTTTCCGACACCGTAACACTGATACCGTTACAGGTTATCGTTGTAGGTTTTGTGACGTTTGTAACACGCAAAACAGGTCTGACAGGGCGGTCGCCTGTGTTATGTATTGTACTGTCGCCTGCCGTTGTAATCGTGTAATATTCATTCGGTCCGATTGGTATTTCATCATCTAATTTGATATTTTGGCTATCCAATATCGGACCGTCAAAAATATCAAATACCAACGCCGCCCACGTCTGCACTTTGAACGACACCGAAATGACCGCTTTGTGTCCGTAGTTTTCGGGTTTGTAATCTATTGTTTCAATAACCGACGCATTCCATTTGACATTCGGTGTGTCGTCAAATATCAACTCGCCACGTCCCATTAACCACGTTGTTATTTTTGTGATTTTGCTGTTCAGTTCAGACATATCCGCCGCCGATATTTGCAAATTCATTTTAAATACGCGGTTTTTATAAAATTCACGGTTGTACGCATTTGCCGTTGAAAAATCATATTCACCGTCTATATACGGGCTGTCATATGTCTGTATTTTCATTTCCGGTTTAATCGGACGTGACTGCGTTTGTACAGTCACGCCGAAATCGTTTGAATGTTTGTTTTTAAATATAAATCCGTTTCGCATTTTCCACCTCCGCAAGTTATACATAGCTACCCAAAACGGCGCTGTCAGTCGTATTGATTGTGATTTTACTGTTGTTGTTATAATTCTGCTGTTCAATCTTAATGCCCTTAATTGCGTCTATAATCTCACTTAACGTCTTGGTTATCTTGTCATTGCCGCCGCTGACTTCCTGTGTTATATCCGCCACAATGCCTGTCACGTCTATACTGTCAATGTTAGTTGCAATCGACTTGATGAAATCAGTCTTGCTGTTTTCCAACGCGTCATACTCTGCCTCTAATTTTTCAATAGTGGCATTGTTTTTGACTTGCAACTGATACAATTCCTCGTCACGTTGCAGTTGTTTCATCTGCTCTTGCAGTTCTTTATACTTTTGCTGTCCTCTGTCTGTTACTGCATTTGCGTAAATATCCAACTGTGCCTGTGTTTCGGACATATCAGCCTTGCGGTCCTCCACCGTCCAACTGTCCTGTAATGCCTGTTCCTGTGCAGAAAATTCATCACGCAGTTTGTTGATGTAGTCCTGCTGTTGCTGCAGCATATTGTCAAACGATTCGCCCGCTTGGTCGAACATATCGTGATTTAGTTCGGTCATATTCTCGTTGTATTCTTTGCGACTGATTAACCCCAAATCATAGTATTCCTGTGTATACTGCTGAATACGTTTTAAACCGGCGATATATTCTTCATCAGTCATACCGTAATACTTACGTTGTTCTTCCAACCAGTTTTTTGACTGCTCCACACGCTCCGAATACATATCCGAACCTAATTCACTTTGGTACTTGTCGAACTCGTCCTGTGTCAGCTCACCGCGTGCCAATTCCTCACGGTGCCTGTCCATAACGCGGTTGTATGCGTCAAGCGGACTGTCGCCGTTATCTTGCCAGTCGTTAAAATATGTATGTTCACTGATGTAGTTTTTTGATATGTCGTACTCTTTCTCAATTTGTTCTTTACGCTTGTCCAAATACTCATCATTCAGCTTGTTTTTTGCCTCTACATATTCTTTGTGACTGATTATACCCTGTGCGTACATTTGTTCGGTGTACGTCTGTATTCTGCCGATACCTGCGATATAATCGGCGGCACTCATACCGTTGTATTTTTCTTGGTGTTCCAACCAATCGCGACTGTATTCGGTCATATTCTCGTATAACGTTGAACCTATACTTGACATTTCTGTCGTATAGTCCTCCCACGTCATACGTCCTGCCTCGACTTCTGCCATATTGCGGTCACGAATACGGGTAAATGCGTCGATAGGATTGTCACCGTTGTCGTCCCAGTCATTCAGTGCCGCACGTTCTTCAATGTACGACTTTGACAGGTTGTTTAACTCCTGCGTGCGTTTCTGTGTCAGACTGAATATTTGTTCCTCTATATCGGCAATATCCTTGTCGTTCGATTTGAATTTCTCTTGAAATTCTAACCACTTTTCAAGTTCTTGTGCGGTCGTTACTGCGTGCGTTTTGGTGTAATGCGTCCAATCGTCCTTGGCTGATGTAAACGCGTCCGAATTGTCCTTACCTGTCGCATAATGCGGTATACCCATACCCGACATTATCGCCTTGGTTTGTGACGCTGTGTACACCTTTGCACCCTTTGACAACGGCAACAACACATTCTTTCCTTGCGGTATAAATGCACGTCCTTTGTCTACGATTAATTCTCTCGGGTCACTTATCCCCGTTTCATCATTAACCATTGCCAAACCGCCCTCAAAATTTTGCGTACCTTTGGCTTTTTTTACGAACATTCCCGAACTGCCAAACTTGGCCGCCGGAACATTTTTATTACTTAGTCCCTCTATAGACGAACCCTCAACAGAAACAGTATAATGGACTGTCGCAAATTTGTCTTCGGGTTGATAGCCGTCAGGTTCTGCACTATTCTTCTTAAATGTAACATTGCCCTCTTTGGGTGGTGCCGTATAGTTGTCGGGTTCTGTGCTGTCGTTAGTCCATATAACTTTACCCGTTGCAGTGATTTCACCCAACTTATTACCATTCAAATCGTTAATATCAAAACCACCTGTATCAACATTGAATTTTATGGTAACTTGGTTGTTGTTGATTAATTCTTTCAGCTTTGAATCAGCCGTATCTAATACAGATATATCGCCCTCGGCGCTGACTTGTAAATTTACATCACCTACGCCATTTACAACATCAACCGCCCGCTGTACATCTTCAATTATGGATATATCACCGCTTGCGTTAATAGCAATATTCTTATTTTCGGGAATTAGTCCCATACTGTGTGCTAAATCATTTGCTTGCTTTGTAACTACGTCCAGCGCTCCCGCTTCCGACGCTTCTTGGATTGACCTAAAACCGTTTTGCAGTAATGCGGCTTTTGTGGCTATCTCATTTGATGACGCACCGAATTTTTGCATATCCGCAGTATAATTTGATATGAAATTATTCAGCGTGTCCCCTCCGGCTTGCCATACATCATCAAGACTACTTTGTCCCGTTTGAACGAGAGCCGCCGTTGTCGCCCAATCACTCATTGACAAATCAGCATTTTTAACCGCAGTAGTGATATGCTCTAACCCTTGCTCGGTGTCACCAAACTCCATTTCCAACAAACCCGCATTTGCCAACTCACGCATTGTCTTTTCATATTCAGCCATAGTAGCTTCATTTTCAGAAATCAACGTGTTGTTGTTTGTTAGATTTTTTTCAAGTTCTTTCGACCAATCCTCTATTGCAGTACTGTTTAACAATGCTTCTATCGGAGAATTTTTAAAATTCGGATTGCCTGTTGCTTCGGACAGTTCATTGAATTTGTTATTAAATTCTTCTTGCGAAACACTGCCTTTGTCATATGCGTCTTTTAGCATTAATAGTTCACTTCTGTAATCCGCTGTTGCTTGTTGCTGTTTTTTTATTCCCTCAACATTTTCATTATACAGTTCTCTGCTTGATTTAGCGTCTTCGTAATCATCTTTTTTGTTGTTGCCGTAATCGGTTAAATCCGGAATATTCTGCTTCGCCTCAAGATAATTGACACGTTTCATTTTTTCGATTGCCTCGTCAAGTTCAGCGTCATTTACACTGATGTCCATATCGTACTTCTCGGCCAACAAATTCTTGATTTCCTCAATTCGTTGTTTGGACTGTTGTAGTGTTGTTTCATCAGTATCCGGATTATTAACTACTTGTTGTAGGTTTCGTAACTCCCATTGTAGACTGTTTAGATCACGTGCGGCATCTGCATAGCTTTTTGTTTTATTAGATAATTCATCACCGCCACGTGACCAATCCTTGCTGTATTCCTCATATTTGCGTGCCGCCTTATACAATACAACCGTAGCTGTTGCCATTGCACCTAAACTCAGCACCGCCGGTCCTGCCGTCGCACCGATACTCGCCAACGTTGGTGCAAACTTTGCCAATGCTCCGCCTGCTGAAAATGCCTTTTTGATGTTGCCTACTGCCTCAACGGTGTTACCCGCCCATTTGATTAGTCCTGTCGAACCTTTTGTTATCGCCCCCATTGCAACGACAGTCGCTCCGGCGGTAATTATGTTTTTCTTTTGCGCGTCGTCCATTGACGCAATTTTTTGTGTGTACTGCGACACGCCGTTTGATACATCAACAATAGTCGGCAACATTAAATCACCGAATGAACGTGCAATTTCAACAACGTTATTCTTTGCAACAGACAATTTACTCGCTGTTGTTTCAGCCTTGGCGTCAAATTCTTCTTGCAATGCCGTATTTTCTTTGTATGCGGTGTTTGAACGATTGACACTCTCGGTTACTAAATCATAACCGTTGACTAATGCCATCATAGCCTGTATATCCTGTGTATTGTTTATGCCTAAATCATCTAACGCAACAGTTAGATTTTCGGCAGACTGCAAGCCTTTTAACAGTCCGTTAAATGCACCGGAGCTGTCAGTATTCCACTGCTCTTTAAACTCTTTCGCACTTTTACCGCTGTACTTTGCAAATGCCTTTAAACCTTCACCGCCGTTTGCAACCGCTTTTTCGATAGATAGCCATGTTCTGCCTATCGCACTACCGCCCATTTGTGCCTCAATGCCTAATGATGATAGTGCCGCCGAATAACCCAACACGTCCGCCGATGACATTCGTACAGATGAACCGTATTTACCCATACGCAATGCCATTGACGCAATTTCAGATTCAGTTGTAGCACTATGGTTACCCAAATCAACGATTGCACTACCGATATTACGGATTTCATTCTGTCCGACACCCATAACGTTTTGGAATCGTGCAAGTGTAGCGGCACCTTCTTCGCCGGCCAAGTTTGTAGCCGACCCCATTTGTGCCATTACTTCCGTAAAATCAACAATATTATCGGTTGTGATACCTAATTGACCGCCTGCCGCCGCAAGTTCGTTTAATTCTGCCGTTGTCTGTGGAATGGCCGAATGTCCGTTGACACCTGTCGTGGACATCTGTATTATCTTTTGACGAATGTCCTCTAATTGTTCAGGCGTGCCGTCAACGGTTTTCTTAACATTTGCGAAATTGTCCTCAAATTGGACTGCCGCTATAGCTGACGCAGAACCTAACCCCAACGCCGCCGTTGCGGCATACTGTATCGGTTTTGTGATTGTATCAATACTTTCGCCGACTTCTTTTAAACCCTTTCCGGTCTGTTGCCACCTCTCGGCATTTGCGACTTTTTCGGCGGCTTTTACTCCCTTTTCGTATTCTTCATACTGTTTTGTAGCTTGGCTGACTGCTGTTTGTGCGTCCTCGTACGTCTTTTTACTGTTAGTTAAATTATTCTGTTGCTCTTGGATAGCCGAACTTACTTTTTTGTGTTGCTTTTCCAATGCGTTCAATTCAGTAGTAGTCCACTGTATAGCGCGTTGATTGTCCATATAGGCCGTACTACCCTTGTTGACAATTTTATTTGCGTTTTCTAATGTGTTTATCTCATTTTTTTTCGCAGAAATCATATTTTCAATGCTTGACTTCTGCATTTTCAACGCATTTACATTCTTGTCTACAGATTTAACGTTATCTTCATATGCTTTTTTAGTTTCTTGCAGTGTTTTACGGCTTTTTGCTATAGTGCTTTCAGTCGTCTTTAGCTGATTATTGTATTTTTCTAAACTTTTTGTTCCGGCTGTACCGCTATTCGCCTGTATATTCGCAAAATCCGCAAGTTGATTTTTGGCACTGCCTAATGTAGCCGCCAAATCCGACGCGTCACCCGTTATTCGTACTGTAATTTCGCCTATATCTGCCATTAAAACACCTCCTAATTAACCAAAAACAGCCCGCAAATACGGGCTGTCGGCTACTGTTCTGTTATTTTGCGTTGTATTTCCGCCGCTGTTATTGTTTTCTTCACTCAATGCGTCCAACATTTCAAATAACACTGTCGGATCTTGCCTGCCTACCACGTCGGGCATTAAATGATGTGCTTTAAACATAACAGCGTAAATATCTCTTAGTTTTTCTCTGTTTTCTTGTCCGCTGTCACTGTTTCCGGTTCTTGCGGACTTTCGACGTTTTTTCTTGTCATATTCTCAATATACCATATCCACGCTTGCTTACACATTTGCATTTTTTCGGCAGGATTTCTGTCTAACACATCTTGTGTTGCCTCTGTTCCCTCAAATAGGTGGTCTACTGCTCCACCACATAGTCTGCCGATACTGTCCGTTTCCCTTGTAACGTGAATTTCCTGTATTAAACACATAGCCTCGAAATCGAACGGCTTTGATATGTACTTTTTCTTTCCCTCTGTAAACGATAAAACTTTTTGCATAATATATTCCCTTTCTTAATACAAATTTAGGGACACTAAAACTAATTAGTGTCCCTTTTAACATTTTTATGGTTTTATTATTCTGTCTGTGATTGTTCTTTTTTTAGCTGTTCTGCCGTTGGTTTATATTTCATATCCTCAAACCACTTTGTAGCGATTTCAGCCTTGCCCTCTGCCGTCAATTTAGTATCATCAATAACGTAATATAACGCACCGTCATGGTCAGTTGCAACCGTTGTAAATGTAGCCTTTGCTGTTTGGTGGTCTATACTTCCGCTTGACGGCTTTGTTTTACCGCCAACGTTAGACGCAAAACTGTATTTACCTTTGTAGGTTCTGAAATATCTGTACGAACCGTCATTGTGTAGTGTTCTCCACGCTACACCAAAATACGGTGCCTCTGTCTTGTTATCGACGGCAACACCGCCGACCTCGTCCATTTTCAAACCACGCCACATAGCGTCAACCTCCGGCGGAATGTCTGCATTTTCAATGTCGTGTCCCGGTTTTTCAATATATGTGCTGACTTCGTACGCGTTATTATCAGCGTCAAACGTATCACTGTTACCACTGTCGGTTGGTGTGATTTGAACCATACCCGGCAATGTATAACCGTCACCGTAGGTTAGCTCTGTCGCTGTGTCCTTGTCAACTTTGAAAAATGTGTATTTGTCAACACCTATTGTTGACGACGGTTTATTAACTACTGTATTTGTATTTGCCATTTTTTAAATCCTCCTAAAAATATACTTGTTTTGAAAATCTCATTGCTTTGTGTCTTACACCGTTTTCGGGTGGCATATCTCGCGACATTTCACGATACCACCCTGCCGCCTGCATAGCCGTATCAACCTGTATCGCTATTCGACTGCATTCACCGCCGCCATTCGCCCATATGTCTATTGATACAGCTGTGTTCTGTGCCTGTTCCGCATTGTCATAGCAAAAACCTGTCGTTGTCGTATTTTCATAATAGCTGATAACGGGCAGTTCTTGTTCTTCATCAGGGTGATAAAAACAAACGGTGACGTCCTCTAAATTCATAGATACTAAAATATCGCGGATAATTTTATTTACGTCTACCATTCAGCTTTACCCCCTTTAACATCACTTGCAATCCCATATTCCAATCAGCTACATATGTGACTTCATAGGTTTTTGTATCTGTTATCAGATACGCACCGACCATTATATCTGAATTACGGGGACAATAAAACACATACTGACAATCAATTTGCAGTCCGTAATCTTTTGACGCCATATCCCCGCTGTACGGTTGTAAATCGCCTGTGACGGTACTTTTTTCTATGATGTCGTATGTGTTTTCGTAATCGTCATAATTTCCTTTTACGGCGATTTTTGCCGTTGTGTTATCAAACACGCTAAATATGTTATTAAACACGCTATTTTTGTTATTAGACGTGCTAAATATGTTCCGATAGTTTTCGTTTGCTGATGTCACTTGGCAAAAACCCCCTTTTACAGCGGTACGGTCTTAAACGTGATTCGTATTCTTTCAAAAATTCGTCGGTGTCGGTTGACGCGGACGACGTTTCAAATGATACGCTACGTTTATCCTCTGTAACAGACTTTATGACTTGCGGTGCGGCTGTTTGTCCGTACCCTTTTCGGCGGTACATTTCCGCCGCCATTTGAGGCACAAGACTTTGTAGTTTTGTCGGCACTTCGGCTGTGTGACAATATGAATTTATTAGATTTTCCATATCATCAATCAAAAAAGACAACAAGTCGTCTTGCTCGTTGTCTTTTATTCCTAACAGCATTTTTGCTGTACTCAAACTATCCATTGTATCAGTCCTCTTTCTTTCTGCGCGTCGGTTTCTTGGTTTCTTCCACCGTTTCCGCAGTTTCTTCCGGTTCGTCCGCTGTCGGTTCACCGTCTGCGACATAATACCCCGACGTCAGATACGCACGGATTTGAATTTGATTTGTCAGATTGACTGTATCAGTACCGTTTGTCAAACGCATATGTACCGCCCCTTTCTTTTTATTCTGCTTTTTTGTGAACGTAAATAGCGTTCTTTTTGTTGTCTAATACGAACGCGTCGTAGTAAACTCTACCCTCAACAAGCCAACCGTTAATACCCGGAGGATTGTCGTGGATTTTGTATTCTGACAACTTAACCGGTGATGTTGTTGCGATTTTGTGTGTGATGAAAAACAAAACGCCCTCCGGCAATCTTGTTGACGGTGCAACAACAATAGGAATACCGTCAACCATACCGACTTGACCTTTGATTGCAATGTTCTGTGCAATATCACCCTGCTTGATGAATGAATCATCTTGCTTGATTAATTTGAAAAATTCAGTTGATACAATCGCTACTTTTCCCTCCGGTACGTTCTTTTCGATTAGAAAACTTGTACCGTCCAAAAATGCACTGTACGCATTTTCTTTTGTGATTGCTCCTGTTGCTGTTTGTCCTGCACTTGCGCAGATTTTTGCAAATCTGTATGTATCAATTTCCGGTACGATAACCTCTCTGATTTGACGTTGTAGGGCTGAACCTGCACTGTTTATCATTTGTGTATCGTTGTAGTTTCCTCTGTCGATTGTGAACGTAAAACTTCTGTCTTGGTTCATTGTCAGTTCCTGTACGGTGTTCTCTAATTCCTTTGGTGTTCCGTAACGGTTTGAACCCTCTTTTGTGTAGTCGTTCATTGCCGCAGTAGGTACAGAATACACGTTTACTGTTTTAACACCGACAAAATCAAAATTTTGGTTTACAACGGCATTTGACATTGACTCTTTTGAAAATCTTTCGTCAATCGCCTTTGCGTATTTGCTTGCGTAATTAATAGCCATATTTTTTACTTCCTTTCTTTGTTTAGTTGATAAATCCCGCTAAAAACGGGTCATTTTCCTTGTTGTCCGGATCTTTGAACTTCGGCGGATTGCCTTTCATTCTTTCTGTTACCGCCTTTTCTACCGCCGCATTGAAATCCTTTTCAAATGCGTCAATGTTCGCTTTGGTTTCTTCCGCAGTCTTACCGCACAAACGCTCGGCAAAATTCTTAGACAATCCACGTTCTAACAGTTGATTAGCAGTTTCGGCAACTAACTGCTTTTGTGCAAATTCAGATTTTTCCTTTTCAAACTTTTCACGTTCGATACGCATTTCTTCCTTTGCTCGCTCGTCCTTGTTCAGCTTTGCCAACCTTGCCGCCTCGTCCGCGTCTGCTTTCCATTGCTTTTGTGCCTCCTCGACAGCCTTTCTTGTCGCCTCGTCAATATCTTCTTGCGAAAATGTTTTCGGTGGCTCTGCCGGTGGGTCAACCTTTGTGCCTGTCGGCGGGTCTGCCGGTGGGTCGACTTTTGGGTCGACTTTTGGGGCGACTTTTGGGTCAACTTTTGGGTCTGTGTTTGGTTCTTGTCCTTCCATTGATTAAATCATTCCTTTCTTAATTTTGGATATAAAAATAAAACCTTTTAATGTCTTGTTCAGGACAATGCTTAACCCTGCACGGGAGATATTCGGACCACTACTCCTTTCTGCTATGTGTATGTTGTGCCTATTCTCACACTATCACCGCCTTTCAATGAATTAATTATATTTTTAAATATTCTCCTCTTAAAATTTTCTTTGCTTTTTCCGCCTCGCGACGGATTTCAAAACTTGTCTTATCTACAAATAACCAACCGTGAAACGGCATAAATTTTTGTCTTTTTCCCTCCGGCTCAAAATACGCCCAATCAAAACCGTGTCCAATAATTTCGGGTGTGCCTATTGCCTCCCAAAAACCATCTGTAACAGGGAAAAATCCGCAGTTAATCATAATGCATTGCTTTTCTCTGCTTAATGTTCTTTGTGCCTCTCGTCTACCCTGTACACGGGCGCTTTCCAACTCTCGGTTTAACTCACGCTGTGTCATAATTATTTTACCGAATATCTTTCTCATAAAAATCTTCCTTTCTTTTTTCTCAATTAATTGTGAATTTGAGCATTAAAAAAGCACGTCTGAAAACGTGCTTTTACTCTGTCAGATATGCTATTGCCTTTTTATATTTTTCTACTCTTTTTAAATCCTTATCCGTAATGACTTTTAAACGTGTCAAATCAGAATTATGTTTTAAGTCTGCTATTTTTACGTTTCTTGCTAAATTATTAGTTTTTATTCTTGCGATATATTCAAAATAATCTTCATTATTTTTTTTGGTTAATAGCTTTATTGCCGTTAACTCATTCGTTCCTACACCATAGTTCTTTAAATCCTTTAATGTGATTTTTGTATCTTCTACAACGTCGTGTAATAATGCTACGATTTTTTCCTCTTTTGTTTTTACGCTAAATGCCACCATAATAGGATGATATATATATTCTTTGCCCGCTTTGTCCGTTTGCCCTTTATGTGCAATGGTCGCGATTTCCAATGCCTTTTCTACAGTAAACAATATTTTTTCGCCTCCTCCTCTGTTATTTCTGTATATAAATCATAGTATTCGCTTTCATCATTCATATACTCTATCATTATCCCTGTCCTTATCCACTTTCCGTTTATATATATATATTGTTCAGCGCCATTTGCTTTTACTATAATATCCTTGTGTTCTCTATCTTCAAGCCTATAATATTTCATAATCATTTCACCTTTTCAATATCTTTTGGAATATGCAGTTTTTCAGACATGTCAAACATTTGTTTACTCAAATTCAAATATTCTTCTGAATTCTTTTCTAAAACTCTTGCTTTTTCATATAATTCGTGCATTTCATTATTTTTTAGATTAAAACTTTCCTGCGTATGATATTGCACTTCAAATTTGAATCCGTCTTTATCTTTTACTATTGTATTAATTCCTTTATAGGGATTGTTTTTATCATTCCAAGTGTTCTTTATTTTTATGGTTTCATATCCCTTTTGTTTCATATCTTGTATATTATACAATGTCTTTTCAGTCAGTTTATTATTACTGCCAATATATGTGTATCTTAAAATGTCATTTATTTCATACTTATTGCCATTCTCGCTATATTTTGATTCTATTTTTCTTAAATATGATTCTTTTGATTTTATTCTATAGTTCAAACCTTGTATTTTAAAACCATTTTCAACAGCTTGTTTTTTTATAAATTCTGTTATCTGTGGTTCTTTTTGCAATGCCTTATTATAGTAAATCATTCCTTTTGCTTTTGATTTTAAAATACCCCACTGCTCACTGTCATTATACTTTAATTCCTGCCATTTGTCAAAACTTCTCGGCACTTCTTTTGTACCTAATACTTTGACATATTTTGCGTGTTGCAGTTTATCTGATGTCTTGTTACTGTCTTTGCGTTTCGACAGCTTTAAAGCCGCTTTCTGCTCGTCTGATAGGCTGTTATACCATTCTGAATAATTCATTGAACCATCTACAATGTCATTTTTTCCGGTCAGCGGATCCCTTGCTCTGCGGTTCTTTAAATCCACTGCAATGGTTGTTGTGCAACGACATAACGGGTGCAATACAGGATAGTTATAACCCTCTCTCGCCTCCGACAGTGGCAACACCATATTGTCCCACTGTTGACACCGTTCACACGTTCTATAGTCCAATGTTGCTAAATATCTGTATTGCTCTGCCCCTATGTCCTCATATGCCTTTAAATCAGCCATTGCGTGGATATGTGAACTCTCGGTATGTATTAACCTTGTGGCATTGTATTTCTCGACTTGGAACGCCGTAGACAGTTTCTCGGCTGTCTTGCTCCACGCCTCACCCGACATCAGTGACTTGACAACTAAATTCTGCGCCGTTGTTGCCAACCTGTCAGTATTATCCCACACACGCTCCGAAAACTGTTTGCCGTGCCATTTTGTACTTACCGCCGCATTTATCGCATTTTCATTCAATATAGCAAAATTAATACCAACATCAAACTGCTTTGCGGCATCATCTATAACCCCGTAATAGCTTTCTTTGTACACCGCTTGCAGTCGCTCTGACAGTTTCTCTATTTCCTTTACGGCTACTTTTTTTATTCGGGCATATATAACAGCTTTGACCGCCTCATAACGTTCTTTACGTGCGGCATAGGCTCTGACAGATAGTCCGTCACGTCTAATATATGCTAAAATATCTTGTCGCGCCTGTTCGTCGGGGGCGTATTCCAACGATTTTATCAGCGTTTTTAGATTTTCTTCCTGTTGTGCCTGCGTCAAGAAATATTCTGCGGTTTCGTTGTCAATGCCGAAACGCTTTTGAAAATTGATTTTGATTTTCTGCATTTCCGTATCTATATCCGACAGTGCCTCGTCGTATAGTTTTAGGATTTCTTCACCTGTGTAGTTCGTTCCTGTCTGTACGGCTATTTCTCTGCGCAGTGCGGCGTCGTTCCAGTATTCCTCACTTTTCATACGCTACCCCGCTATTTTTCCTTTGATGATTTCTACAATGTTTTGTTCGTTCGATTTCAGTGCCGGAACTAAATACGGTTGTGCCGCCATTTTGTATGTGCCAAATTCAACGTACATAGCGTATTCTTTGTTCGTTCCGACTGTGCCGGTTGTTCCCGACACTTCCGACGTTATGGATTTCTGTAATTCCCCCGTATCAACAGGACACAAACCTCTTGCGTCTGCCTCAACAACTTTACAACTTTCTGCGATACCCTCTGACAGTTTTTCGGTTAGATTATTGATTTTATCATCAATCATTGCCTGCACATTTTCCAATCCCTCAACGCTAAACTGCATTACCAACCGCCCCCCGACATCATATCGCTATTGTTGTTCAGTTGCTGTTGAAATTCGTTTGCTGTTTCCTGCCGTGCCGATTCCGCCTCTTCCTGTGGGTCAGTTACAAAATCCAACTGTGCTATCAGTGTTTCGGTGCTAACCATACCTTTTAGGTTTGTAATCATTTGTGACATTTCGTAATTGTTTACAGGCAAATTGTGTGTGAACACAAAATCAATCCTGTGTACAGGAACTATCGGCGTATTGTTTTTTAGGTTTAAAAAATGATTATACAGTTTAAAACGTTCTTTCAGTCCCTTTGTGATGTAACCCTCTTTGTCTTTTGTTTTCTGCTCGAACGCCAAAATCTTGTACTTAATCGCCACACCGCTTTGGTTGTTGCCGAACTTTTCATCTGACAAATCCGGTACCATTGATGTAGTGAATATATCTTCTTTTAGGTCGTCACGCAGTACCTTTGTGTCCGCCTCCGACAGTGATTTTGACAAATACTTTGCGTCGCCGTACTCGTCGTTATCGGTTTGTAAAATCTTTTCGCGTTTTAATGCTCGTGCTTGCTCGCTGTCTATTTCAATTCCCTTCAATAACAGCATAGCGTCAACGAACTGTTCTTTGTCGTTTACACGGTCCGACATCAATTTGTTATATCCGTCTATCAGCTGTATTTGTTGCTCAAAATCGCCCTGTTTTTCCTCGTTATTGACGTATTCTATCATAGGTACGCCACCAAAGAAATGTATTGCTTGATATGTCAATTCAAGTGTGTTCCAATTATCCTGTTTTGACTGATATGTACATATTTCGCTATCCGTGTATATATTGCAGACAATACCTGTTACAACGTGATTGACGTCGTATGTTTTATAATAATAAACACCGAACAACGGAAAATGCGTACAATCGTCGTTATATACGACAAATGCCTGTCGCGGGTCTATTTTGACACTGCGTGGCTGTGAATTTCCGTCCGAATATACTAACTCGTACCCTCTGCCGTATATGCTGACATTCTTCACAATTTCTTTGTCAATCGACTGTATATCCTGTTCCAAATAGACATTTATAATGTCGTCAATATTGTACCCGTCAGACGGTGTATAACTAACAGGATTACCGATTAAATATGCAGTGCTGATGTCTGTAATGTATTTTGCGTGGTTCACCATTATTTTATTATTCGCCAATCCGTCCGCCTCTCGTTCTCGGTGACAAATTGCGTGATTTCCCCTGTAATAGTTCATCAATTTTGAATATCTGCCGTTACGACGTTCGTGTTTTTCGATTAATTCGGCTATCAGTTTGACCGTTATACCGTCTTTGATTAATTCTTCGTCTAATCGCATTAATATAATTCCTTTCTACTGCGTATCTTCGCGGTTTTGTTCTTCATATCGTTTTCCAACGCATAACGCACGGCGTCTATGGTATGGTTGTTTTTGTCCGGAAATTCGTCTTTAAATCCGTCGTTTCCGTCCGGTTCCAATTCATAGTTTAAAAATTCCTCTGCCGTTTTCGGACAACGGATATTATCAATAATGATTTTGTCTAACGACTGCAAAAATTTGATACCGTAGTTTACGCTATCCGGTCCCTTCTTTGCGCCTGTTATGCGCAGTCCGTACCGTTTCATTTCCGCAATACTCTTTGGCTCTGCACTGTCGGCGATTATTTGATTTTGCGTGTTTTTCTTCGTCTTTATCCTTTCCGCCGCGGATTGATTTGACATACCTACTTTGTAAATTTCGTCAAATATGTACAGCGTTTTTCGTTTTTTATCATAGTGACATTTTACATACACAAACGGGTCCGCCGCATATCCGAAGTCGATACCCTCGCGGATTTGGTCGAACGTGTCAACGTGTTCATCAGACAATCTGACTATATCCACATTTGCGAATATTTCGCCACCTGTTCCGGTGACTTCTCCCAAATACTCGTGATTGTATGCGTCTATGTTGCGTTCCTTTAGGCTTTCCGCCTCTGCAATGAATTGTGTGCCTAACCATTCCGGCGGAACATCTAAATAGCAACTATGATGTGTGTAACTGTGTTTGTCAACTTCTAATATGTGTTTATTCACCCAATTACGCTGTGATTTTGGCGGATTGTATGAATAAAACACGACAAATTCAGAACCGCCACGCATTAACGACTGATTGATATTACGGATTTCTGCAATGCCGTTAAATTCCGCAGTTTCCTCATACCAAATATATTTTAAATATCCCCTTGATACTTTTGTCGATTTTAATTTCTGTGGTTTATCTGCACCACGGAATAAAATTTTCTGTCCTGTTGGTTTGTATACCAACTCCAACGGACTTAATTTCTGTTTCCACAAATGCGATACGCCCAACTGCTCTATCGCCCAAACTAATTGTTCATACACACTGTCTTTCAGATATACGCCAACTTTGCGGATTGCGACAGCGTTTGCGTCTGCGTTGTTCATTATACCGTTTATAATTTCAATGGATATAAACGACGATTTTGTTGAACCTCTGCCGCCTTTCAGCCAATAGTGCGTATATTTTTTATCGTGTAGTTTTCTATGCACCGGATAAAATGACGGTGCGATTTTTTCAGATATTTTAGTCCCCATTTTTTTCACCCCCTATATCATCAATAATAACGACAGGTCCGTCATTTTCTATCTGTGTCCTGTCTGTAAACAATGCGTAGTATTTACCCAACATTTCCGCCGCACGTAGTCTATCTTTGGCAGGTGGTTTTCCCTCTGTCAGTTTTTGAAAACCATCACCGACAAATATCGGGATATTGTCAACGTTTTCGCCACGCATTACCGCCGTGAGAAATTCTATGACTTCGTTCGCCTGTGCTGTGTTTTGCTCGTGCAGTTCTTTCAGGCGTTCATCAATAGCCTGTTTGATTTCGTCTTTCTTCATCAGCCTACTTGCCGCCTGCGGTGCTGTTTTTTCACTGTAACCTGCCGCAATAGCCGCCGCGGTCTGATTTCTCTTGATGTCATTTACATATGCGTCAACGAACATTTTTTCTTTTTTCGTCATAGTTTCTCACCTCGCTTTGTTAATATATTTTTCGCTGTTTTTTTATTCCTACCATTAACGCGCGCGTGTGCGTACGCAAACACCTTAACAAAACTTAACAAAAAATTAAATAAATCCGTTTTTTGTCAACGCACGTTCTAACGCTCTGCGCTTGTGTCGGCACTCACACCATTTACGATTATTAAATCGCCATTTGCATATGAATAGCCATTTTGAAAATTTGTATGTCAATCCGTATTTTTTTGATTGTTTGCGGATTTTTTTATTTGTTTTCGTATTTTTTTCGTAATATATTTTCATTGTTGATCCTTTCTGCACTAAAAAAGCGGTGGAACTTTCCGCCGCTTTATTTGTTACCATTCCCCACGTTGGATAAGACTGTTTATAGTTTTTATCGCATTTAAGTCGGGTGGAATATGTTTCTTTATGACCTTGACTTTGCCTGTGTCTTTTTTATTTTTGTCAATGATTATTTCTTTTTCCTCTACTTCATACCCTGTCGCACGTTTCAACAGGGCTGTTTTTATTTGCTCGTTTACATCATTATACACTTGAATTACCTCTTTTTTTGTAATATAATAATGCAGATAGTTAATGTTCGCGAATATATAAACTATCTGCGTCAGAGGTACTGCTCTGATGTATGGCGTGAGGTGCGGGAACACCTCACGCCTTTTTTTTATTTGTTAAACCATTGCAGATAAATTTGTTCTGCAATTCGTTTCATCATCAACGGTGGAACAGACATTCCGCATACATACTGTACCGACTGTCCCATAAAATTATAATCTTCGGGAAACGTTTGAACGTGTATCATATCCATATCAGATATATAGCACGGTTTGTCGTAGTACACATATGCTCCGCCCGATACCAATGTATTGGCTACACGGTTATTGTGATATATTTGCGTTCCGAAATTACTGTCTTTGCCCGTCAATCGTTCGTTGATACTGCCAATGTTTTTATCTGTTGGCCGTCTGTGTAACCACCGTTTATATAGCAATGATGATTTATTAATCGGTCTGCCGTTGCCGTCACTGATTTCGCCGAACAATATTGGTTTGTCATTAAAATTCAGTGACAGTTTACCAAACTTCAAATCTTTCCGCCGCGAGATAAAGAACACACGTTCTCGTCGTTGCGGTACTCCCATAAATGCAGCGTTCAATAAAAATATCTGCGTATCATAACCGATTGCCGATAATCGTTTTATGATTTCGTTTACATATCCCTTTGCATTTCCCTGTACTATTCCTTTGACGTTCTCGGCTACAATCACTTTCGGTTGCAACCTTTCGGCCACGTCGATAAATTCAAAGAACAGGTCGTCCAATGTTTGTGCCGACTGTCCCTCTCGGAATACCTTTGTTTTGCCCCACGCCTTTTCTCTTTCGCCGGCAATAGAAAATGTACTGCACGGCGGTGAACCGTCCAATATATCCAACTGATACAGTTCATCAGAAATATTCGCATATTTTTTGAATTGTCGTATATCCATACGATAGTTGTATTTTGGGTGATGATTTGCAACATACATTTTATTTATTTTTTCGTCAATTTCGCAGTTGCCTAACACCGTATATCCAGCTAATTTATATCCCATTGTTGACCCACCGCCGCAGGAAAAACAACTGAACACATTCAATCCATTTTTCTGTACACGGTTTATATCACGTAGTTTCCATTTCCACATATTCATCACCTGTTAAATTTAAACCCGCAACGTGGACAGGTGCACTCAAAGTTATCGTCGTTATATTCATCTGCCGACAGTTCTTTTGATGTGTTGTCCAATGCCTCTTTAAATTCTTCGCTGATTTTTTCAAAACCGTATTCCGATAAATCCATATCTAACGCATACAGTTCTTCTTTCAATTTTTCATAGTCCCAGTCTGAAAATTCAGTTGTTTTATTATCAACCAAACGGAACGCATTGATTTGCTGTTCTGTTAAATCATCTGCGACTATACACGGTATTTCCGTTATACCCAACTTTTCCGCCGCAAGTAAACGTGTGTGTCCTGCAACGATTACATTGTTTTTATCTATGATGATTGGCACTCTGTATCCAAATTCTTTAATACTGTTCGCCACTTTATCCACGCTGTCAACGTTAATGCGTGGATTGTTTTCATATGGTTTTATATCCGAAATATTTTTATTTACAATTTTCAATGTTCCGTCCGCCTTTCGTAATTGATTGGGATTTTCTCGCAATCAAAAACCGCCGTTTACACGCTACGGCGGTTCTCGATTGACAGAAGAAAAAAAGGAGAAAACCCTATTGTGAATTTCTTCACGTTATCATAATACCACAGAATATAGTCCATTTTAGTCCACTCTTTTAAAAATTCGCAATTTTTTTTAATGCTGATTTATGTATTTGATATATTCGGGAACGTTCATAGTGCATTCTCTGACATATCTTGTTTTCATTCAGTCCTAATATGTATTTATATCGCAGTACCGCCTGTTCCTGTGGATCCGACAACTTCGCAATCGCAGTTTCGATTGTTTTCAACTTTTCCGCCGCCGTTGAATATTCTGTTTTATATTGTTCCTGTAAATCAATCAATTTGCAAATCAATTCGGATTTATCGGTTGACTTTCCGCCGCGTGGCATATCATTGACTATTGCCGTCACTTTATTGATTTGCGACTGCAATTTCTGTATTTGATATTCAATACTCTCTGCATTTCGCATTGTTTTTCTGTATTCCTGTAATTCTTTTTGCGTCAATGATATGCCCCCTGTTCCGTAATCGATTGCGATTTTTAGTTTTTGTTTAACAACCTGTGTTGTCCGTTTTTACTGACTATATACAAATATTCCGGTGTATCTTTTTCTATTTGCCAGTTTTCCGGTTTTAAACCGTGTTCGGCAAGAAATAGTTTCTGCCGGCGGTTCGGATTGATTAATCTTTTCATTGATTTCCTCCGTTTTTTTGTCTGTTCTTTTGGTACATTCTTTGTATCGACTGTTTCCACGAATTTCGTATTATGTTATATTCTCTGTTTGATGTATCAATTGCAACAATAGAATTTCTTAACTTTTTTTTGTTCATACTGACATCTAAAATATCGCGACTTCCGGCAAACGTCAGTACATAAACCTGTTTTTTGTACCGACGTGCATAATCGATAATACATTCATTGAACAGTGCTTGAAATGTCATTTGTGACGTTATGCGTTTCAAATCACCCGCCTTTAATTTTCGTATGTATGGTTTCATAAATTTTGATTTATATTTTCTCATTTGCTTATTTCTCCCTCGTTTTTTATATCATTTCATTTCCGTACTGTTTTAGCGAACCGTATACCGTTGCTACTGCTATATTTAATTCTTTGCTTATTTCTTTAATCGTGAACCCTTGGTTTTGTAAAAACACAATTCGATTATGGTATATATACCGTTTATTGTTACTTCGTGACTGTGGTTGCGGTTGTTCACCGTTGCAGATGTACACCCATTCGGGACGTACACCTTTTTTCAGTGCCTCGGTGACATTATGCCACGCCTCGTTGATACAGGAAACAGAACACATTTGTATTTTAAATGGTTTACCACTGTTTTCGTCGATTTTTTCGTTCATCATTTTTCCACATACTGAACAATATGTCTTTCGCATTTTTGGGCCTCCTCTTTTATCAATCTTTTTTTATTTCTTTTTTCCTCTCTTTCAATATATTGTGATTTCTTTACCGTATATTGTGATTTCTTTTTCCTTGTCGTCGACCTCTATACTGTCTTTGGTTACATATGAATAACCTTCATCCGCCAACACTGTATAACTGCCCTTGCCAACTTCAATTAATTCGTTCGCAAATTCTTGTAATTCCTGCACCGTCATATTTCTTCCACCTTTCCTTTTAATGTTTCTTTTACCGCCGCAAACAATTTGTCGTATTTCTCCGACCCCTCAACCGCCGCAAGTGCGGTTTTAACCGCTATAATACTGTTTTGTGCCTGTTCAAAACACATTTGCAGTTTAACCATTTTTTCATTACTGCCTAACAGTGATTCTTTCTGCAGTTTTTCAATGGTCTTTTTTAACTCCTCGTTTTCTTTTTCTGCCGCGTCAACCTTTTCCTTTTCGCTCGAAACATCATCTTGTAGCTTTTTGTACTGTTGTTCCGCATTTTTCGCCTTTTGTTTCGATTTTTTGGCTGCTTGCTCCGCTTTTTCCGCCGCTTGCTCCGCTTTTTCCGCCGCTTGCTCCGCTTTTTTCTTTTCCGTTTTTAATCTATCAATTTCCGCTTGCAGTGATTTTTTTGCTTTTTCGTCTGCCTCTTGCATCATCTTCTCTAACTCGTCTTGTGGAACCGTCGCAGGCTCTGCATTTCTAATGTCTAATTCCGCTTGCAGACGGTCAATCATTGATTGCTTTTCTTCCGCCGCCTGTTTGTTTTTCTCTATCTCTGCTTTCAGCTTTCTTTCAGCCTCTGCCTGCTTTGCCGCCGACTGTGCCAGTGCGTCAGTCTTTTCCTGTATCAACTTGTGCAGTTGCTTAACGGTGGTTTCCTCTGTTATGTTGTTTTCTTCAACGAAATGTTCTCGCTCATCTGCCGGAATGGCGGTCAGTTCGATTAATTTTGTAATTCCCAAATTACCAATCAATTTGGATTTTGTGAAATCACCGAACAGATTTTGTTGATCTGCTCCGTATTCTTTATATGCTTTTATATAATTTTCGGCCATACTCTGACTATAGCCTGTATACTTCTCGCAATACTCACCCCACTTTCCGTGGTCGACCAGTGTTTTTGCGATTTCAAAACGTTTACCGATTTCGATTATCCCGATTAATAACGTTCTGTTCATACTCTCGGTGATGTACTTAATTTCAGCCGTAATTTCCGGCAGTGTACAACTGTCTATCTCTCTATATTCCGCCTCGATAATTTCATTTTTATTTTCCATTATGCTACTTTCCTTTCTTTTTTCACTCCGGCTGTGTTCTTGACGAACTCAACCCACTTTTCTTCAAAATCTTGGATTTCCTGCGTTCTCTCGCAGTTTCGCAATCCACGATTTTGTATAACGCACATTCGGTCAAAATTGAATTCCAGTGTGAAATACGGTTTATCCGGTTCATTTATATGACGGATAAAAAATATAGCCGTCTTACCGCTCGCGTGACGTTTAGCATACGTCGCTACGCAATGATGTAACTCTCTGCCCTCGTCTATCATTTCAATTTCTGTTTCGGCAGGGTGTATTGATAAACCGCCGCAGGTGAAACAATATTTTTTTAGTTTGTTATATTGTTTCTTGAAATCGTTCTCCAACTCTTTTGTTGCGGCAATCTGTAAAATCCGTTGTTCATCATTATGCGATTTTACTAAATTCTGCGGATATAGAATGTCCGTATCGGTCGTATAATGACCGTTTTTCCGCAACATATTCCAATAGTCAACAATGTACTGCACCCTGTTGTAATATGTTCCTGCGTCCTCTAAATTTTTGTTTTGTTTTTCAATGTAACGCATTGTTTTCGGTATGTCAGCACCTGTTCCGATTAGTGGTTCAATTCGTGAACCGTATTTATGTACAATTCTATCAATATTCTGTAACGTTACACCCTGCGTATGTGTATGTACATACAGGTCAATTTTACTGCTTTCCCACTCATTTTGTTTTATGCACCGCAGTTCCTCTTTGCTGATGCCTAAAATTTCATTTGGTTTTGCTTTTTTCAGCTTTAACCCAATGAAATTTTTCAACGTTGGCGTGGTTTTTGTATATGACATTGACGATTGTATCAATTCGTTGACATATCCACCTAACCCATTCATTATCAGATTTTCAACATTCGGATAACGCTGATATAATCGCAGGTATGTAACCGGATATGTTGTAGCTGAACACTGTAAATATATATCTACCTTTGAATTTTCGGCAAATGTGCCTTTCAATACGTTTGGGATTTCTTCCGGCTGATATATTTCCGCCATATTCACACCCTCTACGCGGTCCGTAAATGTTTTTCGCGTTTCCCATTTTCCTGAAAAACACTGTCTGTTCCAGAAGTTTGAATAAAACCCCGTCAGACGTATTTTTTCCGTTTTGGAAAATACCGCACCGGAATATTGATATATATTCAATTCCTCTGTTCCTGTCCTGTCAACACGGCGTTCACCGCACCACTGCAATACGGCAACATTTCCGTTGACATTATGGAATGTAACGGGCCAGTATCGTTCTATAACAGTTCCGTTTCGACTGCCGAAACTGCTGACGTGTTCGGCTGTTACCGATTTACCACATTCGGGACACGTTGTTTTTTTATTGCCGAATATTTCTTCACCGGTTTTTGAATGAATAAATCCTATTCTGTTATTTAATTTTGTGTATTCTTGCATTGTAACTGCTCCGCAAGCGGTACATTTACATTTAACACACTTTTTGTTTCTGTCCTCCAACGGCTCATAATAGTACCCAACTTTGTATATTAATAAATTCACTTTTCTTTTTTTATTGCACCAGTCGGCCAAACCTTTGGGTGGTTCGTTCAATCGTGCCAATATGTAATCTATTTCATCATACATACAACCGCCCCCTATATTAAGTCTGCCAATGTGACGATTTTTTCGGATGGCTTAATTTCTTCCGCCACCGGAGCTGTTATCTGTATTCCGTAAAATTTGCAGATTATTTTTTCTGCCTGTTGTGGTGTTACACACGCAAAATTATTTTTTCTATGCTCGTCCGCATATTTTTTAATCTTTTTCTCACATTCAACAATGCTCATTTCTTTCACTTTTAAATCCTGTCCGACGATTTCCGCCGCCTGTGGATTGTTTCTGATGATGTCTTTCAACTGTTCACCAACATAATATGGCGCAGTATTTTCCTTTCCTGCCTGTTGCCCCTCTATCTGTTTTATGACCGTGTTTATCATTGTTTTTTCCTCTCTTTCTTTCTCAATCGATTGGGATTTAGTCGGTTATTTCAATTTGACCGCCATTATCCAAAAAATTTGTTTTGAAATTATGGTGAAACCCTTCACGTATTATCCCTGCAAACTCCGTTAGTTGTTGCATATTCATTGGTGTAGCCTGTATTGTACCTACGCATATACCGCGTGACACAACAAATATTAAATATCCATCACCGCGTGAATAGTATTCAATAGCAAATTCATCACGAAATGCCGTTATATATTTCGTGTTTAAAATCATTATTCTGCCGTCGGTTCGTGTGAATAATTTGTAAATTTCACTACCACTGCCGATAGTAAACGTCAACGCTGATAATCTATCTAATTCTTCAACTTCGATTTTCGGATTTTGTTCGTTTGTGCAATCATATGCTTGATATTTTTCACGGCTTTCCTCTTCAATTCCCATTGCCGTGAAATAATCGTCGATTTCCCACTGTGGTGATATACCCTGCACCAAAACAGTGACCTCGCCGTCCGACAAATATTTCATATCGCCGTACTGTTCCAACGATATGTATTTGTTCTTTCGGCAGAATTTAAAAATGTAATCTAATTTCATTTATCCCGCCCCCTGTCAAAATGTTACGGCGATATTTAAAACCGCCGCCGCAAGCCAATACACTACCTTTCGCCAATCCCCCGTAATCGTGTACGGGATTGCTGACATCAGTTGTATAACTATTAATGTCAGCGGTAATATTTTTTCTTTTGTCATAATTTTATACCCCCTCTATATCAACCTTTGTGCCGTCCTCGTATTCCAAAAATCGGACGGACCCGTCATATATAACCTCAAATTCGTCTATATCTTCGTGCAACAAGAACTTTTTGCCATAATATTTTTTCATATTGTCCCACGCCTCAAATGGAACGGTATAGAATTTTTCTTGGATATTGACCGCCACAAACACAACGGCACCCATTTTCTTTTGCTCACGCAGCCACTCCATTTGTGTATCTGTAACCGCATTTCTTTGAATGCGGCTTTTCTGAGTGCTTTTTGCCTCAAACGCAATAGCTCTGCCACCACGCAAGACACCTTTAAAATCCGGCTCGGCTCTGCCGGTGAATCGCCCCATAAATTTGTTGCCATTTTTTCTTGTAACTATGTACGGCTCGTTGACTTTATTTATTATCGCCACCTCTTTTTGACGGTAATAGTTGCACCCACGCATCAGCAGGCTTTCAAATGCTCGTCCTCTTGCGGCACTTTTTTTATTTCTCAAAATCTGTTCGCCGTCTGCGTTTCTGTTTTCATCAATCAATGCTCTGTATTCGTCCACTGTCATTTTTTCCACTGCTTTGTCCTCTCTTTCTTTGCTCTATCCTGTTCAACATCGTGCATTTTTCTAATGTTTTTATATCTGCGGCTGTTGCTCTCGGTGCGTTTCCGCATATCCGAATTATGCACGGTGTATTTTCGTATTTACAGCCGTTACAACCGTCATTCATTTTTCAACACCGCCTAACCATTACATACTCTTGATACGGAAATCCGCTGAAATCGTGGAACCCGTCAAACCTATGTATTATTTCATAGTGTTTTTTCGCTCTCGGTGTGCTTGTCCACCTTTCGGCCTGTATTATTCTGTATCTGATTTTTGGTTTTTTCATATTTCTGCTACTTGTGAAATCTTTTTCAGATTTTTCACTGTCACCCTTGACGAAATACATTGCCAAATCATACATTGAATCAGTGTATATATTTTCTATATGCACCTTGCCGTGTTCCCATAGGCTTATAATGATACCTATGTCAAATACATTTTTGATTATAAAATGATGATGTAACCCACCCTTGACACCACGTTCGGTCATTGCCGTATAGGTCAGCGGTATGTCTTTCTTCTTTAACTTTTCACGCAATCGTCGAATAAATCGACTGCGTTGTTTTTTTGCCATTACCATACTATCGGGACGTTCCATACGTCTGTATGTTAACGTCACCCACCAATCCGACTTTTTGAAATTTGTACAGATATTCCAAACAATTCTTTTTTTCTTCAACAACTCATTTCTTCGCCGTTGAACCTCTGAACATTCATTCCAATTCGGACCTCTTGGAATGTTTTTTTTACCGTATCTTGCAGAGAAACTTTTTTCTTTGAAAATGTGTTCCCCTGCAATGATAGTTTTTTCTATGTATGCCATATATCTTAATCTGCTTTCGTCCTAAATTTAATTACTTAAACAAGTTATAAAACCTTGAAAAATCAAGGTTTTTTTGTTTTTTGCTATTGCCTATTTTTTCGATATATGATATAATAGATATGTGGGTATCTTTATATCACATATAGTATTTCAAAAAGTAGTGGTTTGGCTGAACCACTATTTTTTTTGTGTCAATTCGTCGATTGACATTTGCACCGTTTTGGGCGGTGGCGTTCGGTGTGTTATAGGCTGTTTCGCCTGTCTGCATTTCTGACAGATAAAACCGCCTGTCGGTGTTACCGCCCCCGGTATATTCTTCGGGTCAACATATGTCATATACCACTGCCCGCAGACAGTACATTGACTGTTATATGTTTTTCTTCTCATATCGCCGACACTTTCTTCTTAAACAACGGCAACACTTTCTTGCTCTCTGCTCCGCTGTTGGGTTGATTTATCAGTGCAAGCACTTGGTCTGTTTCTCTAATAAATCTTTGTCGCGGACTTTCAATGTCCTTTCTATTTTTTTTGTTGCTGAGCAAATCGTCAAGCATTTGCAACGCCATATGCTGACCCTGTTCATTCAGTTGTTCTATTCGTTCTATGTATTTATCGTACA